GAGCGGTAAACGAGGCTCGAACTCGCGACCCCCAGCTTGGGAAGCTAAGCTTTAAAATCATATAAATATATGTATTATAATAGTTTATAATTATGATATATGCATAAAAGAGCAACAATAGAGCAACTTTATCCGAATTAGATACTTTCTCCTTTTTATAGAGGGTAAATATACGGAAATATTATATAGAATCAAAAAAAGGCAGCTTATTCGGCTGCCTTCTCTATCTTTTCTCTAAATGTTCTCAACTGGTCAATAGTCGGGTAAAACGTAGGATTCTCCCAGTTCCTCGAAATCACCGCTATCATCGAATCAAGGTATTTTCCGCAATCGAGAATTTTTGCGCATTTATCCAGCTGGAATTCCCCGGCCGGATATCTCTTATTGTTGAGCGTTTCTTTAGCCCAAGTTAATAGCTCGTTGATCGAGTCGTAGTCGTATTTCTTTTCTTCTGCCATAACGTTAGTTTTCGGCAAAGGTATAAAAAATCCCCGACTACATAGCCAGGGACAAACACAAAGATATAACCCTTGCAATAATTGCAAGAGGAATCAGCCAGTACAACCATCTTTCTAGGCGTTCCATAGCATCACCAGCAGCAGCCGGCAGAAATCCGAGTGATACCGGTCATCGGCCTGCTCAAGCAATATATCCAGTTTAACGTTTCTCATTTTCGAGCACTGACTTTATTCGTTCTTCAGTAAAACCAAAACGGGCGGCAAACTTCTTGAAAGCCCGCATCCTGTTATCCGGAATAAGAGCATACATGCTATTAATAGGAGTATCACTCTTTAGCGCTTTTCGGACTTGCTTATTCTTCATAAGGTTGATGAATTAAGTGTTTAACTTCATTTTTGCAACATTTACATTCGCACAATAGTGATTTAGCATATTCCCACGTCTTTTCAATTATATCATCACCGATGTACTGAATTTCCTCACCGTACGGGTCTATCCCGAACGCCTGGCAGATATGAGTAGCCATGTGCCCGCACTCATGCCTCCATGACTTTGCAAATTCCTTTGAGGACGAAGTGAGGGCAATAACCATTACTGTTTCCCGGGTGCCAAAGTTGGAGTAAGTAACTCCGGTATTCAAATTGCCGGAGTTTATGTTATCGTATGCGGTACGGAGCATATCACCGTCGCAGCCGATGGAATGCATATTATTCAGTATCTCTTCTGTATAATATGTATCTACTGCATAATATACCATGCAGCTCCAGCCATACTTGGGCAATGTAAACCGTTGTCTTATCATTTATCAAAGCATTTCGTCCCACTCCACCGGTTCTCCGGCTCTGTTCATCTTGGCATACCACATACACATTGCCATGCCGTCAGGAGCATCCGGATCGTCAATCATATCCTTTATGTATAATGCCATGTGCGCTTCATCCGGCACGGAGGATTTGAATGTATCTGCCTTGCATTGATTAGCCCAGTACACATAATCATACAACACATTGTTCTCAAGCTTTATTCCGTAACGGGTGAGCAATTCGTCAACCTTCTCTTTGGAGATTGGTTCAATACGTTCTTTCTTTCCGGTTGAAGGATTCATCTTCTTCATCAAAGACACGGCAAATTCACACATTTTCTTGTTGAAATGCCATCCAAAGTGTGAAAGATACGCTTCCATCTCTTCCGGTCTTCTGTCTCTTATATCCAGCGGTTCTCTTCTCATGATTTAATAAAGTTATAGGGAGTAGAAATAATCCACTCCCTAATTAAACATTAACGATAACGGGAATAGCGTCCTGTACCACGTACGCCACGTCTTTCTCCATAGCCGCCACGGTCGGAACCACCGCCATAACCACCACGTTCGCCCATCTCGTCATAACGTTCGTCGTCATCGTCATAATAACGTTCACGTCTTCCCATGCTTTCACCTCCGGAAAGTTCCTCGATGCACTGCATCAGTTTACCACCGTATTTGAGCATCTTTTCAGCATAGTCGGACATTTTCTCGACTTTGCTTTCTGTGATTTCAATTATCTGCATAATTTATTTACTTTTAGGATTGTTACTACCACTTCCCAAAGCCTTGGCAAGCATATCTTTTATATCGGTAAGGGTGTTTTCAACTCCGGAAACTTTCTGTTCAAGGACACCGATTTTCTCTTCCTGTTCTTTTTCTTTCGCCAGTTGTGGATTCAATTCCCTTAGCATAACATCACAGGAGGAAATGACCTTCTCGTGGTAAGGGACACTTTCTATTACTCCCCGGCTTATTCTCAACATAGATTCCACCTCGGCATTCATTGCCTCCCGGCTTTCCGACACTACAACTCCATTCGCACCAAAATTGGCTATGGAAAGATTTGCTGGAAGTTGTTTGAAATCAATAGTTTCCTCACCAACCTTGACCGACACGTCAACAACTGTTTCCATATTTTGGCCGTAAGTCTGCCCCGGAACATACTGCCCGTATTTAGGTTGAGGGTTGCTTACTGAAACAACTTGTCCCACTTTCAATTCAGGGTTTTCACCTTTTTGAAGGATATAAAATATATTGGATTGTCTTAGACTTTGAAACATAATTTATTAACTCTTTAAGAAGTGGGATTACTCCCACTCCAGATTTCACTTTGCCTTTACAGCATTTACGCTTGCCGCTGCCGGTTCGCCATTACTGGCAGCAGCCGGTGTTGAAGCCGTAAATTCCAGAAAACGTATAACGCCTGTACGCTTATTAAGATAAGCAAGACGTTCCGTAGTGCCTGTAACATCAGTCCCGGTAACAGGATTGTTATTACTGTCCACAACAGGGACCTTTGATGTTCCTGTAGTAACCCCGGCAGTAGCCAGAGTTGTCTGTCCCAGATTCGGAGTTATGACATATACGGGCAAGGCTTCTCCACCCGCCGGAACATCCGCATGAACCTTCAACAGGATTATGCTTTCGCACGGAAGTTCATTGTAGCAGTGAGGATTAATACCATAATCTACGCTTGCATCTGTCAACTGAACAGCGTTCGTTGAAAGTTCGTAGATACCGTTTACGTCAACTCTCCTAATTCCCCTTGCGGACCGGCTCATCAGAAAAGGGCTTGGAAGCCAGTAAGGATACATTAAGTTAGGATATAACATAATTACCTCCTTTCTTAGCAACCGCAAGTTCCTAATGTAGATACACCGAAGTTTACAGGAACGGAATAGTTTACCGGAACATAGTTACCGCTGGCCGGACAATAAGGCATCGGGAACGTAGGCGGTTGCGCACATTCAATCTTTGCCAGACGGCTACTCAAATCACTTAACGCAGCGCCAAGAGGAGCAGTAGCTTGTGACACAATCTGCGAAGTCATTGCAGAACTCTTGAACGTGCTGTTTTCTTCACGCAAATGGTCGATCTTGTTCTGCATTTCACGCATTTCAGCCGCACGTTGTCCGGCAAGAATTTGCTGTGTGCTGTCCTTGATGGAGTTTTGCAGATCACAGGTCTGTCTTTGAGTTTCGTATGCAACGGAAGCGAAGCCTCTTTCCTGACCGGTTGCAACACCGTTAATGGCATTCTGCAATGTATTGGTCTGTTGGCAGATTGCCAAGCGGTTTTCGCAGCAGCATGATGCAATCTGTTGAGCGATCTGACAGTTACCCTGTTGGATAGCATTAATAATCTGCATTGAACTTTGGCCAACCTGGTTACCAACTTGTTGAACTTGAGACATTACGCCATTGATGGCATTCTGAACCTGACCGATTGAACAATTCAAATTAGTAGCCAGATTGTTAATTGCTTGTCCGTTTCCTTGAATTGCACTCATAAGTAGCTCCCTTCCTGCATCATTGTTAATTAAGTTAGGGATACCGGCTCCAGCAAATCCACCACCGTTACCGCCATCTCCGTTGTTTCCCCATCCGTTGCGTCCGAAAAGAGGGAACAGGAAGAAGAGGAAGATTATCCACATGAACCATGAACCATCACCGCCAAATCCATTGTTGTTCTTTCCTTGCATAGCAACCAATAAGTTTGGATCAATACCTTTCTGTTGCAATAGTGGGGCAAGCATAGCCATCATTCCACTACCGCCACCGTTCCCGCCTGATTCCGGGAAAACGTAAGTTTTTGTTTCACTCATATTAATATACAATTTAATACGGTCGACATTAACCGCATCACAAAAGTATATATTAGAAATACGGTAAATCAGCACTCATTTGCAAGCGATTTGCGAATATTTTGCAGATATATTGCAATCATTTTGTTTGTATTTTTGCGGCTCTCGAAAGTGGATATAAGATAGCGTATACTGGCAGATGTCTTATGAAGTAGAGCGGCTATCTGTTCAGGATATAGACCGTATTCAGTAAGGAAGAATACTACGATAGAGCGGGCATCGACAACCTCGGTCACTTTGCTTGATGAAAGGATTAGTTCAGTAGAAACTTCAGTTTCTTTTCCTACAAGGTTCAATATTTCGGCAAAAATCTCTGACTTACACATGGTAATTAATTTTTTTGTTGTACTTTTGCCCTTGCCAATCAGTACATATACCAAAAGAACAAAAGCATACTTCGGAATGTTAAGGATATTATACCCCCTGACACAACCGATGTATGCTTTGGTGTATTAAAGTATTGATTGGCGTCAACTTTAATGTGTCGGGGGTTCTTTTTACTCTACCCCCCGAAAGAGCTTTGTTAACGATTACCGGCCTTCTACTTTACCGGTGTACGGATTGAATTCTAGTTAGCGTATCATGTTACCTCCTTTCTTATCCAGTGTCTTAAACAAAAAAGATACATATTCATGAATTTCATTTGAGATATGCTTTCTTCTTGATTCAAATAGTTTATTTCTTTTCATATTACCACATAAACAAGTTACAACTAACTCCGGCTCCTATGTACCAACCACCCGGATAACTATATCCTGCCTGTAAACCTAATCCCCAGCGTTTCTTCTTCTGTAAAGGAGTAAGAGTAATAATTTTATTGTCTCTGTATATTTCCATAGAATCAAGACTAGGATTATACCCACTGACTACCGCTCGGTAATCATCGGTCTTATACTCCTTACTTGTAATCGGTATTAGTACCGGAATCGAATCGCCTTCTACGGTTCTATCGGTGGTAGTATCTATCAGGATCGGTAAATATACCGTATCGGTACGTTTTAGAGCTTCCTTTACCGGTTTGGGTATTGTGTCTCTTATTGTGTATCGGATACGTACAGTATCTCCCTTAATGTACACCATTGACGGATCGTGCGGATTACACTGCATCCACACGATCACGCCAATCAACAGGCAGACTAGTATCCAAGGGAGGGACTTCATAGAATACTATCGCTTGAAGACCACTCCGAACTTGCCAGCAAAGTATTCAATTCTTCGCCTTCGTATACCGGATAAGGATAAGACACAATCGGTGTCTCTCCGTCCTCTGAAAGAGTCATAATCATTTTACTTGCAAATATTTCAGCATAATGTTCGGCTTTCATCAAAGCCTTTTTACCATTCAAGCTTATACGAGGCACTAAATTTCTTTTATCCAGCTCCTCTTGTGGAACTTCCTCCAAATCGGAATATGGAAAAACGATGTACTGTAACGTTGACATAAGTTATTTTATAAATGTTATTTTGTTAATAATTTCGTTCAAATTCGCTGTGGGGAATGTAATGTATTTCATAATTGCTATTAAAACGTTTTATTTGCGATTAGGAAGGAAGCAATTTTTTTAGCTATTTCCTTGAATCCTTTTTTAGGGTGTGTACCATCACTATCATTAAAGTATTGGCTGAAATTATACTTATTCCACCCCAACGTATTATACATATCACAGCATGGGATATGGTTAAGTCTTACTTCATTTTCAATAGCTTCACTAAAATCTTTAAGTGTCCCATTTTTCAATGAGTAAGAGGTGTTAGGCTCATTGCTTCCTGATTGTGGAAGATATGGTTGTTCAGTGCTACCCATCCTATCACTCCAATACCTATCATCCCATTCGGAAATAGAGTAAGACGAATATCGAACAATAGGGGTGAACCAATAGATTTTCACATGAGGGTATGTCGATGATAACAATCTTATAATTTCATTGACAGCTCCTAAAGTCTTACCAATATCCGTACTTCCACTCTCACCTAAAGTCGCAGAATATGAAGGCCAGTCATTTGTTCCTGCAAAAACTGTAACTGCATCAACAGAATCCCAATCTACGGACTTCAACAACTCAATTATAGCTGTTTTATCACTATTTTTAAGCTCCTTCAAATAGGTCGCAGCATTTTCTTGCATAGTGAAATCCTGGGAGCAAGCGGCTTTCACCATGTTTATAACATCCAGTGCGGCATATCCCTGCAATTCGCTAGTAGGAGTTTCTACAGGGTGGGTCCTCTGGCGAATCTGTGTGCCCCCAATACCTACATTAAACACTTTTGCACCATAAAATTTCTCGATATAATCACTATAACTACGACCTTTATCATCTTTAAGCTCTGTAATACTATCTCCAAATGCTACAATTTTAGAACCTTTCAAATCTATGTTATTTAGTATATATTCCATAGAATCAGGAGTCGTGTAAGTAAATGAATAATCTACAGGTTCGATTACCTCATCATCAATACTCGTAGAATAGATATATAAATAAGGATATCCGGGCTGAATATTAATTTCTATTTCAGTATCAAATGATTGATTTTTGAGGTAAACCTTAAGTGTTCCGGATTGGCTATCCTTGTAATATATATTAAAAACAGGAACTGTAGGAGAAGCACATTGAACTTTCAAAAAAATAGGTAATTTCATGTTGGGAAAAGGGACATAAATAGCTATTCTTTTCTTAGTAGATTGAAGCACTTCTTTGCGAATAATACCATCTAACGCTATTCTTATATTTTCGTTGTTTCGGTCGATAGCTTGTGCATATTCAATCCAAGCCTTTTCGGTAGTTCCGATTTCCTGTATCTTTTCTAAATTTTCCATATCATTCGTTTTTAATTAATGTTTCATTTGAAATTAAAGTCTCGTTATTCAGCATTGTCAAGTAACTGGAGATAACAAGGTTTATCTTTTGAGGAGACTTAGAAGTTATATAACCCAATATAGTATATCCAACATTATTAGCATTCTTAACAATTTCAATCTTTTCTAATTGAGAAGAAACAGCAGATACAAGTTTCTTTGCTTCATTATCAAAAGATATTTGAATAGCAACTCTTCTACCAACAGGTATATAATCTCCTATATTTATTTTCTCCCAAGTACTTCCGGTTATTGGAAGTAAGGCAGTAAAGAATATCTTATAGTTATCGTTAGCTTTAATAACAGGTCTAAACTCCACCATATCAGGATACAGGGTACCCAGCTTGTACTTCTTCAACTGACGCTCGATCAAGAACTCGGACATACTATAGGGGAAGGACATGAGAGAGTAGATAGCTCCGTTGAAGAAACTACTATAATTATCTCTATACGTTCCTAGCCAAAGAGTATCTCCGTCAATTCCTGTACCTGCATTTAAATCAACATCTCCGCATTTATATTTGCTTTGATATAATAAAGTTCTTGTAGAATCATCTTTATTAAATGTAGTATATGCTCCAAAAGAGTATGAGTGTTTAGCCGTCCCATTTGTTTCCATTAAAACAAAAGCTCCCTGATTAGCTATATAAGATTTAGAAATAAGAGCTTCTGCCCATGCTTGCTCTATACCACTAATTCTTTCGTAATCAACAACAATAGTATAATCCTTGTAAACCGGCATCCCTGTCACCTTACCGAAGTCATTTACTCCGTCAAGGTATAGAGCACCTGCGTGGGAAGGAATTTGCTCTATTACAAGATTAGACCAATCAAAACCTAAAGGCACATCAATGTAAAATCCAGCGGCTACAGTATTAGTAAATTCGGGAATCTCATTAATGCCATTCACCATTTTTATACCGCCTCCATCAGCCGTTGTGCGGAAGAATTGCAAAGAACCTCCATCCGGAATTCCAGAGATAAGGACTTTCATAGATTTGAAAGTATTGTTTGGGGCAAGATAAGCTACCCAGTGCTCGGTATATTCGGTAGTAATCTTTACTGTATCACTTGTTTTCTGTACTTCTTTTGGTGTAGTCCAACTAGTAAAATCTGCCGCATACTTCCCAATACCTGAATCTCCCTTCCAAGCAATATTGTTCAACTGAATATCCCTACCGTTGCCTGAAAAGTCAATCAGCTTGTCGCCAAACTCTTCGTGGTTCTCGTTGGTGATCCCCTGCTTGATGGTATTACACAGTATATCAGGGTTAAGAGTTCTATCCAAGTTGAAGTAGGCTATTACCTGATTGATTTGGTCGGTAGTAAGTACCTTGTTGGCTATTACTGTCCAGTACCAAGCGACGGAAGAAGTATATCTATTATCTGCTGTTCCAACTACACTAAATTTATTATTGTAATTAGTAATTACTTCTCCAGCAGCTGTGTAATCATTCTTATCGCCTAAAATATTATTTACAACACTAATAGTACTATCTTTTCTACTCCAACCATAAATACCAGTCTTATCTTCGGCAGATATTACATTCCTACCATTTGAAAGAGAACCATCACTTGAAGATACTCTAATATCATTTGTTACACTTGTGGTAGTAGGGTGCAGATTTATTTGATGAATCATACTAATAATAGTAATTTCATTAGTAACACCCATTTCTGATACGGTCTTGGTGGAAGTAATCAGGTCGTCGATTCCGTCGGTGACGAATGCTCCCTCAAAAGAGGGGATTATCCTTACTTTAAATCCCACAAAATTCTGTGATTGACTTCCCTGAACTCTTAATCCTATAGTTTTATTACTTCCTGTATCAGCAGGTACATAAGACTGTGGTAGTGTATATATACCATCTTCCTTAATGTCAAACCTTGAAGCTACACCTTCTTTATTGTTATACCAGTATTGTACTAATTTACCTTCGGGCATACCAGATATTTCAATAGAGTAACTATTAATTTCAGCAGATTCCATCTTAGAATAGTATATCCAAGAACTAATAAATGTATCGTCTACTACCTCAATACTGTTATCAGTAACTTTAGCCCCTCTTGCAGGAGTTATTGAGTCTGTTAAAGAAATTTCATACTTTCCAAACCCGCTGTTGAGCTTGAAAGCTGCGTTGCTAATCACAAACGGATTGTCAGGGTCCACCAAGTTCTTAACTATAGCCCTGTCCGGATCGTCGTTGCTCTTACCGTAGCAGATGCAGACAGCCTTCAAGGATGCCAAGACTTCCGGGTCAATGTAAGGACGGTCGGAAGCAGCTCTCGGAACTCCCAACTTAATCGCATTGATGCGGATAGGATCAAGCCCTATCCGGTCAAGCCTAATCGGATTTAATCCTATCGCTCCCATTATTCTTCTGATTCAAAGTATTGAGCCTTGGTTGGCTGCGTTTCACATTCAACCTTGATGTATTGTCCAGGTATAAGACCGACAACAGGGCGGGCGAAATTCAGAGTGGTGAAATTCCTAGTCTCTACAACGGAGTATTTTTCTCCGTCATAGCTTATATAAACAGCCAGTTTCCCGGATTCTTTAAACTCTAGCTGAAGCCCAATGGTTTCTGAATTTACTTGTATGGGATCGCTTAGGTAACGTTTTTCTGCGATCTGGCTAAATGTGATATCTGTTGATTTCATGATTGTTCCTCCTATAAATTATAATTTTAAAACCTGTTTTTTCACATTGCAGCTATCATAGCTAACGTGAACCCATGAGAAGTTCTTCTCATCTATCAGCTGCGTAAAAGGAAGTCCAAGCTCCTGTACGAGATTGAATAGCCTTTGGTTTTCCGATTTTGTGTTCGGAGTGCCAACTATATCGGCTGCCATTCCTTTCATGTGTTCGCTGGTCTTACTTCCTCCTACAGCCTTGTTTAATGCTTCGCAACGGTATCCGCTCGTTACAGTGATAGGTTTGCCATAGGCTTCCCGGAGAGGATCAAGAACATTGTCTATTAAGCCATTCACATTGCATATCAATGTTTTCGGTAGGCGATTGTCGATACCACGCCTATCTGCCGTTTCGCTCTTTACCATTTCGGCTACAGTGAAATACTTTCCCATATATCTTTCCTCCTATAATATCAATGTTAATACTCCCAACGCCAGACCTACACAATCACAGATGATGTCTTTAATTGAAAACTCTGTTTTCTTGCAGTACTTGTCGTATACCTCCTTTAGGATGAAGATCACGACGGTTATAATGATTGCTAACCACAGTGGCGTATATTTCGATAACCACATTACCAAGTTTTGGCAGACTATAATGTGAGCCATTCCGTCTATTCCGATCTTGGATAGAAGCTTGCTGGCTAATGCGCTGATTTTATTTATCATATTCATTTCCTATTTTATTCTACTATTCCCTGTTTTTTTTACGATTCTTGGGCTTATTTACCGCAAATGCATAGAGTATGATAAAAAGCAAAAAGGGAAAAACATAAATAGCAGTGTATAAATTCATACTTTATTCTCCTTTTCTATAATCTCCTTCACATCTTCCTTATCAACCTTAAACACCTTCTTGCCAAACACGCCCAAAGCCCCGATAAGATTAATATTAATCCCTTTTGGCTTCAGTATATTCCCAACTATCGAGCATCCCTCTATGAAGCATACCAATAAGCAGGAATACACATCTATCGGATATTCATTGTGACTTGCTACGCTAATCATGCAGACCATGCATACGAAAGCAAAGTAAGTCACCATCTTCCCCATAGTGGCACGGATCGCACGTGAGAATCTGACCTTTTCGCCCATTAGCATACTTTTCCTGACTCCGAATAGGAGATCGCAGAGAATAACAGCACACGTGACAATCAGCCACGGTATCATATTTTGCAATGATTCGGCAACAAATGCGGTAGCTATTGCGGCAAATCCTCCGGTTGTGGTGTGTACTATTGCTTCTTTCATACGATACAGGTTAGATAAACGGTTAACAACGAAATTACCTCAATCCAGAACATCGGCTTTCTCTTTATGAAGTCGGAGATGAAGTTGCCTGTCCAGTGCTCACTCATGGAGATAACCATGTAAGCGATGAATCCAGCCCATAACAGTAACCAATACCAACTATTGCAACCTACCCATATCTGGGAAAAAATTAAAGACATGGCGGCACCGATACAGTGAGGAACCTTTTGTTCTGTTTTGAAATTGGGAGATACACCAAGTATAGCCATCCCGACAACCGAAAGGAATACAAGAAACTGGCTGTTTTCCGTACTTGCTTCAAATGCTGCCGGGAGAAGCAATGCACCGGAGCCGATCATACAAAGAGTAAACCAGAACTTATGCGTCAGAGCATAGTAGGTATCACTGATAGAATACGGGATTTCCTTCATCTTTTTAATCATCGCAAAAACGTAACCGGCAATGAGGATGAACGACATTAATACTAGTAGAATCATAGCTTTATCTGTTTATAGTTTATAATACAAAATTGAGTTTCTCCGGATAACCGGTTTTATAATTATAGGAATTAATCTCTTCTTTGCTAAGCAAATTTTTCACGGCTGCAATATGAGCCTGTGTAGTATTGTAGCAGTCAAGAGCGTATAGTTCTAGGCTGTCAAGCATATTTAAGGCGTCATTTACAGGAATTACATACTTCTCCGCATTGTACCACAAAGTAGTATATACCCGGCCCGCTTCTTTTTCTATGTTTATTGAGTTGACTAATCCTACACGGGTGTCTTTATCCAGCCATATTTGTTTTCCGTCTAGCGTCAAGGAGTTTACAGCATCCGACTTGTCGTAAGCATTGATCTCTGCGATCTTCATCTCTTTCAATTCATCAATGGTATACTCATGCTCAACCAATACCGGGTAACCGCTTTCGTTCTCCTTGATTTCTTTTCCGGATGACTGACCGTCAAGCAATTCCTGCCAGTACTCCACCGATATTTCTACTGCTCCTTCTTGTGGTTTATCATAGAAACCATTTTTCCAATATATTTTTCCCATAATATTACCTCCTTATTTCCATCTACCAATTGCAAACCATGTAAAATTCCAGCTAGTCCAAACAATAGCCGGAGTTGAATTTATTCCACGGGTGAGAACTCTACAATATGATGTATATTTACCATTAAGGTCATACCCCGGAGCATATATAAAAGATTCACTTGTATTATTTACTGCTCCAGTGAAATAAACGTTGTAATTAGTATCATAGAAGCTGGTAGGGAAATACAGATTAATTGCCCCCCCGGTTGCTCCGACTCTTGTCCCCCACTGTATCAAAAGCCCATTATTGAACTTGGCATAACCGTTTGCTCCCAAAGAAATAGACATGGCGTTCGACAAGTCCGCCTTTGCCAAGTCAGGAATCATGTTTAGCAATTCTACAACTCTATCTCCTGTAAATCCGCTATTATAATCACTCATGCAAACTCTTTTTTAATTACATTAAACGTACTTCCATCTGACAACAAGAAACGTCCTTCAGCAACAGCAAACGCCTGTCTCTTTCCTATCTGTGAGATGGTAGTGGAGACAGATGCCTGTACTCCACTATTAGTTGTCTTAAACACAACAGTCTGTTCCCTATCGAGTCCTTCGTTGGCAACATCGCTTGATGCGCTTGCGGTCCCATTAGGGCCGGGCGTAATGACAATGTTTCCTTCTCCTTCCTTCCAAGGTACAAGTATATCCATTATGCGGCAGTCCAAGAAGTGTTAGACGTAACAGTAACGGAAACAGCTGAACCGTTTTGAGGAATTGTAATTTCTGTTGGAGAAACGGATAGTTTTGCGTCTCCTGCTGCCTGTTTGATTGCAATCTGTACAGCCTGACCACCGTTTGCGGTCACTTTTAATGTTCTTACAATTTCTTCAATGGTTTCATTTGCCGGAAACTCAAGCTCTATGGAGAATGGAAATTCTGCTGTAGCACCTGGGTCACCTGTAATGTTAGCCGCATTATCTGTCTGTGTTCCATTCGCACTATATTTCGCTGGAATGGTAACATCTGATACGCTACCCGCCCATGCAAAGGTTAGCTTTTGAGAATTAGTCTTACCTTCAACGGTGACGGTTCCGGCAGCTTTGGGCGCTGACATTTCCGCTCCGTTATCAAAAGATGCAAACTCGGATTTAGGAGTTTGAGTTACTTTATAAGTTGCAGGAGTAGATACTCCGACACCCGTTATTGTCACCGTACCGGTTCTAGCTGTACGACCTGTATGAGCACTTGCACTGTTTGCAATTGTCCCATTTCCGCTTCCTGTTGAAGGATTTAAATTTAACCAACTAGGCTTTGCCATAATTCAAATCATTAAGTAATTAAACAATAAAATTTTATTCTTTTGTTGATGTAGTCCATACCACATTTGACAATACATCTACGTTATCTTCAAAGTTATTGGAGGGCATCAGCCAGATGTAATCAGGCTCTACTCTCAAATAAGCATCTTTACCAACGTCACAGATAATCCCTACCGACACTTTAATTGAACGGTTGGGATTTACAGAGACATTTATCCCAGACAAAGGAGATGTGCTCACCTTTATTCCTTTCGAGGCTTCTATGTTAACCCGTATGCATCCCATATTACACAATTCTTATTCCGGTTGCCGACTTGTCTACCTCCGGTCTTATTCCTCCTTCATAATCCGTGTCAGGAAGATAAGCCGTGGTTTCTATCCAAATTTCTCCCCTCCCTATGATGTTGGTATCAAGGAAACAAGTGTAGCTGTTCTCATCATTACGTACCATTTCCGACTTCTTGATCGTCTGGGAATTGAGAGTTACAGAGAACTTGCATTCGAAATCTATGTCATCCATTGTCAAGCCCGAAGGTAGTTCAATAGATACTGCTAATTTTATGATCGTTCCTTTTGCTACCATTGTTTTCAACTTATTTATTCTTCTTGTGATAGAGCATTGCTGACAGCTATTCGATCAATGACACGAGTAAATAACTGCGTATACTTTTTTAGAGATTTAGCTTGTTCAGGGGATATATCAACCTCTCCTTTCCGGTATATATCTTGAGCAAGATTAAATTCTCCAAGATCACCTGTATTTTGATAAATCGCATTTCCGAATGCTTTAGATACATCGACGGTACTCTTGTTCCCTTCGAGATCGGTTAATTCTATTTTTCGAAAGTCTATTTTCATGATTATTTTGGAAGAAATAAATTATTCACAATATATGGAGCAACACTTGTTTGAATTTCTGCTGTGATAAAAGTTTTAAATCCCCAAGCTTCAATACTATAAGTTTGAGAATTAGGATGGTTGTATATTACCCTTTTGGGATAATTTGAGTTATTAACAACTGTAATTTCTTTATACATTGCGGATTCGCATATTCGTAGTACGCTATCCCCGCTACCTTCCATAACAACACAGTCAATTGGTCGACCTGATTCAGGATATTTATGTTCTGAAGTATCAGTGCCATATCCATATACATGCACATAAAAATTAGCACTGTAGTTAGCAGAAACTGTTATTTTAGTCATCTTGTAATGCCCGAATTCGCCACGGCACCAGATGTCAGAAGCGTAAAATCTCCAAGAACGCTTTTCGGTTTCATTGTAGCCCTGTTGATACAAATCACCAGAAATCCAAGTTTTTGAAAAATCAATATTAAGCGAAGATGAAACATTACCTCCAGACCCATCAGAGTTAAAAGAAATCTTACCTTGTATGTTACCTTCATTATCAACAGCTTGCAATTCCTTAAAGGTTCCCGTTGCCCCCTTTAATTTTTTTACTTCCAAAGTATCAACATCAATAAACTTTGTCTTTATCTTGCCAGCCTCGATAAATGTCTCTCCGCCTACTGTTATTCCACCGGTTTCTGGAAGAGATATTTTACCGTCAGATGTTAGCTCGACACCTGTAACATTATGCTTAATAGAGCCTTCAGTCATTATCCAGCCCTGCGTCTTATCTAAGTTTCCAACAAATATCCCAGAAGAACCGAGAACATCAATCGTCGCATTCTGCGCAAGAAGGACGTTTGTTGCCACGTTCTCGAATTCGCTGAACTCTTCCCACTTCGTTGAGTCAAAAGAAGTTGTAGACGTATGCGTGATCTTACAAAGTTTGTTCTGACAGTCATAGATTACTGTATCTATGAATGTCTCATTGTTATAATACTCGGTATTGGCTTTCCATACTCCACGGGGACGGAGCATTGCACCGGGTAACCCTGTTTTTCCTTGGCTTCCAGTGATACAAGCCGGATCGCTTTCCCATGTCGAACCATTCGTATAAGTTACCTTTGTTTTAGTCCATAGGTACTTACCATCCTCCCATGCTGGAGACGTGGTAGACCATGATCCGCCTTCCAATGATGAAGAAGAGGTTGACAGGTAAAACAAAACATCAACGGCACTTATCCCTACGCCATCGTTTCCGCTCGGTCCCTTTCCACCTGTTACACATACCGGATCTGTCTCTGTATATGTATTGTCAGTGTAGGTGATAACTACACGTGTCCAGATGTATTTACCGTCCTGCCATGCCGGAACAGAAGTCTGCCACGATCCACCGGTAGGCGTGCTGTATGATGTAGATAGGTAGTATTGTTCGGCAACACTCTTGACTCCGATCCCAGTTTCACCCGTGGAACCAGTAGAGCAAATTGGGCTGGTTGTTGTTGATGTACTGTCTGTATATGTTATTACTGATCTAGTCCAAATATACTTCCCATTTTCCCATGCCGGAGGCGTTGTACTCCAAGAGCCACCAACCAAAGAATTAGAAGAAGTAGACAGGTAATACTCTTCGACAATGCTTAATATTCCCCTACCATCATCCCCCGTACTACCCTTACCTCCAGTGATACAAGCGGGATTGGTTTCAATAGACGAACCATCTGTATATACCACTTTAGTTTTGCTCCAAATGTATTTCCCATCTACCCAAGTTGGTGAGTTTGTAGACCATGAACCACCGGAAAGGGAGGTTGAAGAACTGGATAGGTAATAAAGGACATCAACGCTCTGTACACCTTTACCGTCTTTTCCATCTTCGCCTTTTCCCCCTGTAATACAAACAGGGTTACTTTCTACAAAGGTGTCGTCTGTATATGTAGTTTTTGTCTTACTCCACATATACTTTCCATTAACCCAAGTAGGTGCATTAGTGCTCCATTCCCCACCGATTAACTCGCTAGAAGAGGAGGAAAGATAATAAAAGACATCAACCGATTTAACACCAAGCCCATTATCACCAGCTCCACCGGTTACGCTAATTGAATCAGTAGTAGTCGTTGAATTGTCAGTATAAGTAATAACCGAACGTGTCCAGATATATTTACCTTTCTCCCAGGTTGGGGGTGTCGTACTCCAACTTCCCCCTGTTAGTGACGTTTGAGAAGTGGATAAATAATATTGCTCTACGATACTTTTTACTCCTTTTCCTGAAGTTCCATCTTCCCCTTTAGAAACAACCTTCAACCAGTCAGTAGAAGAATCTGACGGCTCCTGCGTAGTCGTGGATTCAATGCAAATCCATGTGCTTCCGTTGTGGGTTACTTCGTCATAATACCAGTATGTACCCGCTTTCCATTCACCTTTGAAAGCCGGAACCGATACTTCCGTCACACCATCGTTTGAAATCTGTTTGATCGTACCGGTCATGTAGATTCTGTTAAGATATGCACTATGTCCGGTCATATCCATTCCAAACAGTTTCAGGTTAGACAGGTCTCCCAACTGCATGGCAATCATATCCTTTGTGATCTCCCAGTTGTTTACACCCTTAAGGAAACGGATATAATTCTGCGTGGAATAGCTGGACTTCTGGCGTTCTGCATTGGTGAAGTTACCATAGCAAACAAAGTGCATAGCCTTTTGAGGATGGTAAGTATAGCCGCTGCGGAGAACGTATTTAAAAGAACCATTATCCAGCTTTTCGGTGATCCGGAAATAGGTTGTCTGAAAGCCTGTGTCATTGTTGAAGTTAGCCTTGCAAATATCATCCACTTCAACAGCTGCAACCTCACCCGGTTCAAGCTTCAGGTAAACGATACTGTTCTCTTCGTCCACTGATTCGATTATACCGCCTCCGGGTGCGTTCCATTCCTCACCAGTGATGACTGATACCCGGTTATATCGCAATTCCGGTACTTCAAGGAAATCACGTAGGCGCAACGATTTTGCATCTATATCACCAGAAGATGTTATCAGCCAGCCAAGTAAGTTCTTAACATATTCTTCAGATGAAATTTCTTTGGAGAAAGTTGCATATTCAGCTATTATTTTTTGAATAACAGCCTTTGTTTTAACGTCAATACCAGCAAGGAAAGTTATATTTCCTTTAGCTTCATCGTCTTCAATTTTACTGATATATTTACCGTCAGACTCTTCTCCTGTATCTATCGGAGATAGTTTATAATGCTTTCTTCCATCCGTGTCTGGAATTTCAGTATCTATCAGTAATTTATATATTCCTCCGTCTACTTCTACGGAAATAATCTGTCCCGGATAAGGAAAATATTCTTCAGCATCAGTATTACGAGCGTAAGATGTAGCATCCTCCAAAGTTTTGAAAGTTGCAGTAGAATCAATAGGTCTTCCTGTTGTTCTTTTATATTGTAATGCAAAACTACTTCCGTTTATTTTTACCATAGTCTTTATGCTGTTTTAAAGGTAAAAGTATCAGCATCATTCAATCCCGGTGTTTGAACGATCCACATCTTATAATTAATAGCGGAACTTCCATTGGCTCCTTCTACGGAAATATCCACAGGACCGGTAGTAATACCTGTATCTTCTATGAAGTTTCCGGGATAAGCGGTTAATGTCAATTCCTTTATCACATCATCTGGAATACATACAGCAACCATCTTCCATTTCTCAACAGAGAATTTATAAGTTCCGCTCCCATTATAAAGCCCGTTAGATGGCAAGGAACGCACTTCGGCAGATGATGCAGGAATTGAATTACATATTCCTGCAAACCACTTGCGATGAACATTTACGCTAATTCTATCCGTTAAAGTTATTCCAGGTATAGTCCCATCTTCACTTGCTGCGTATACAACCGTCGCTGTATATGTCTCATTTTTAGTATACTGCCCGGTTAATATTCTTGTAGCTGTCTGAATTCCATTAGATTCAGGAGAGAATTCTATTTTGTTTTCTTCGTTTCCGTCATAATAAGCCTTTGTTATTTTCCCTTGACTTCCTTTATTTGAAGTATAAGTAATTACCCCTTTGGCTGTCCCAAATTCAACGTCATTTGGAGTAGAGATACGTCCTGTCAAAGAAGCATTATTTATACCACTAAATATTGAAATAAAGATTTCTTCATAAGACATGCCTTTATGAAGGGTTTTCCCCGGCTTGACAAAACCCACTTGTGGAGAAGTTACTATGAGGTCTTTGCTTAATGAAGAAGAACCTCCTATTTCTTTTACATTCCCTTTATTGGTTTGAATAACAATTCTTGGCGAAGAATCCTCGTCATGTATGTATACCTCTCCCCTGTTTAATCCTTCAAGGGAGTGATCTTCCTCTGAAGCTGGGTTATCTACAACTGCAGGGGGATAAATAGGAGCACCTTTCTCGTCTACATCACTACCATGCCATAATATTTTGGATATATGCTTCTTCATTATACTTCAATCTTGTTAGTATTAATAAAAGCGACTTTAGCTTCATCATATTGAAGCATCTCACCATTTTTAGGATTGTCTACATTGAATCCAACTAAATTTATAGCAGAAGCCCGCCCTGGTATTCCGCCTATTCCGGAAATATCATTTATAACTGGCTCTAATGCGATTGACATGGAAAACATCTGACCATCTTCTGAAATAGGAGATATTTCTGGAGTGGAATTTCCGGAGCGCACATATCCCCTTCCGTTAACCTTAAAATCAGAGACACATAGGATTTTATTGATAAACTGCGCAAACCAGTACGGGATTCCTGATGCGTTCCCACATGTCAAAGAAAACGTATCGTATGGAATAGAATATAGTTCTATTATTTCCTGCTTTTGGTTTCGGAATTGTTCATTTTCAACCTTTGGAGAATATCCTGCAGGTTTAAATCCAGCTTCTAGCCTGAAATTGAATATCTGCTGTTCATCATCAACCCAAAAAATATTATCGAATGGAGAATTATTATCTTTATGAGAATACGAAATAAGTGATGTTTCTTCGAGTAAAAGGCTGTCAGAGCAAACCGCAAACGGCTCACTCAAAACTCGAAAATCTCCGGAAGCGTCTGCTACTTCTATTTCATATACGGAGTCTGACAGATCCGTAATATTATAATAGTACATTTTTGTACTATCATTAATTTCATATTCCAGCAGATAAATATTAGTCTGTACCTTAGATATTAAATCATGAAGGTAAGCTCTTACAGTATGGGAAGGGTCATTTGAAAAGATTTGTATCAAGATGCTATCATTTGCGTGGAAACGCTGGATATAGTCTACATCTTGCTGAAATTTGTTCTTTATAGGATCAAAGAACAATGGACATATGTCACCGATTTTAATCATACAGTCTTTTCGTTCTTAAATGGGTAAGGTGCCGCTTGACACTTCATCGCAAATATAGTAATTATTATAATAATCACAAAAAATTAATTGATAAAAGATAATGCCACATTTAGCTCCTTCTTTTACCTTATGTTTCTACATTTTTCACAATTAGGCTATAGTTGGTCGCCTGTTCTTTTCCAATATTTATTTTTAATTGCTTAATATACCCAGTTATAGTTTCACCTTTGTTATCAAATGATATTAAACCTACCAAATCATTAGGAACACCAATATCACTTGTCTCTATTTCTACCTCTGATACCGTAAATAATCTTTCAGGGATTGAGAAATCATCCGTTTCCTTTACTCCATCTATAGAAACATCACTATTTCCGTCGGAAGATGCGAATTTAAGAAGGTTAGTACATGCCCCAATATATTTCTTATTGGCTTCCAACATGAAGCGTGGGGAGTAATTGAGGTTAAACATTGTGTCCGGACTTAGCAGACCGGAAAGCTGGTTTTCAGTATATGGTCTGTATAAGAGCAAAGGCTGGTCTACCGGTACGGAATCATCACATTCTACGAAGAAAACATCATTGTCACTATCGTTATCCGTTGTATCTTCTCCCCTCTTCTGCACCAGAAACTCTATCCCGTAAGCATCGGCACGGTACGGGCTTATCAGAGAAAGTGTATTGTCGGTTAGTTTTAAGCCTGTGCTAAATTCGTTGGTAAAGCGGAATTCATCACGCCCATTAATACTATCATAATCCTGTTTGTCATACCCAACTTTCACAGAGGAATAGATCAAAGAATCATTCACGGAGAACTCATAGTCGTTTATTTCCGTCCCCAAATCTTTAACCACCGTTGAACTATACAGCTTGTCACGGTGCATAAAGGTTACAGTGTTTTCATTTATAACAGGAACATAGCCAAATTCTGCCTCCATCCATTCGCAAAACTTCTTGTAAGAGGTGTATATTTTAGCTTTAGGAAGTCCACGGGCACTTTCAGCAGCCATGATATATGTCCTCTCTAATAGTCGGTTAAACTCAATTGGAGTAATTCCTCCAGATGATGGAAGTGTTACATCAATAACTCCTTTGTGATCTATCGTGTTTTCTGTCATACTATCCAATAGCTTGGAAAGGATGGTGTTGGGAGAAATCACGTCAATATTTACAGGTTCTCCTCTATCTTGAAAAGTAACAGAAAAATTGAAATTAGAAATACGGATTGCTATATCAGTAAGCAATTCTATACTACTCCAAAAGTGCAATGCCAGTCCTTCACCATTATTTAATGATATTTCTTTGGAGTATTCTACTTTATATGAGGGTTCCCAATCTCCTGAAGGATCATATAATGGTCCCCAACTTTCAATAACGTCATATGATCCTTCTTTTAGTTTAACTAATCTTGTAGTTATATAAGTACGTGTGCTTATTACTGCTGAAAAATTAAACGATAAATTAATTATTAACCCATCTTTTAGACTGCTAATAAAGGTATCTAACAAATTATATGGAGAACCTGTTAATCCTTTGATAGAAACATCTCTAACTTCCACGACATCTTTTGTAGAAATTTCACTATCACTTAAATAAATAGGGAAAAGACAATTAACGGTTCTTGCTGGTATAATGATCTCCGAATAACTAGCATCTGAACTTAATGAACCACCATCAACCCATTTAATATTACTAGTCATTCTTAATCTATCATACTTTAGATTGCTGGTCTGAAGATCAGCTACCGGATATTCATATTGAATGCTCTTCTTCGCCTTAATAATAGCGGCTAGAGTATTATCAATAGCATTAATAGAAACTACAGAACCATCTTCCGAATAAGTAGAGAAATCCAGTGCACACCTGAAAACTTCGTCCCAGTTCCAACTATTGTTTCTTTTATAAAAAACAATGCCGGCTTTAGAGGAAAGGTAGTTTTTATAAAACTCCTCCTTCAAAAGGTCATAGGAACGATTTACAAATTCAAATTGTGTACTAAAAGACCGGATAACCCCATCGTAACTACTCCTTTTGTAAGCTAATTCAAAATCATCCCAATTTTTGAGATCGTCGGTTGCTTCGTAGGATATTCCGTTTATTAATATCTGGCATCTGAAATACATATCTATTTACGTTTTATTGATTTACTCATAGACTTTACATCTTCACACATACGCTTTACCATGAAGGCATATTCCTTTGCGCTGATCTCATTCTTCCGGATCTGCATCCCGTAATGAGACATAACGGCTACACGTTCACGGACAAAGTAGTTTTTATCCATTTTTGAGGCACTTTCCGGTTTTTCCTTGGCATTTATCCGCTCAAGCATATATTTACTCATAGAAAGAATGGAAGCCGCCTTCTTGCGTATTTTATCGTGTTCGGAAGGGAAATAAGAGAATCCAAACTCTGAAAGAATATGCGCTGCGTCCGCCCAATCCTTGTTTTTAATCATGATCTCAACTCCTTTCATGCACTCAATTTTTATGTGAAGGTTGATGATATTGTTTCTTTGGGACATTTCTGATAGAAAAGAGGCTCCTCCGATTATTTCCATGTATTCGGTGATAAGCTTTTCCGATTGTTCAGAAAGTTCTTCTTCAGAGTGTTCCCCTTCGATAATAAGCTTGCTTTTATCTCCGGTAAATACATCTATGAATGTATCCAATGGGATTTTGTCTAGGTCGGTGTATAGCATAGTTTTTACGTTCTCCTTCACACGTTGATTATGTTATGTTAATAAACAATTGGTTCATCATTAGTTAGATCGGGTGGGCATAGTCTCTTTCTCATATCTTCTCTTTCTTGTTCCATAGCCTTTATTCTTTCAGCAAAACCACCTTTACTAGAAGCCAGATTTGAACTGTTTGTTTTTATATTTGGACATTCTTTTTTTAATAATTTTTCTATAACAATAGAACTAAACAGCATTTTTAAGGCTACAGATTTTTCTCCCAGATCTTCATCATGTACGACGCAATCCTTGCCTTTCATTTTATCCCACAATGCTTCAGACAGCTTATTTCCCGAAAGATTAAATATACAAGATATATCATCTCTTTCTAATTCCACCTTTAATGTAATCTTTTCCATATCACTTATTCTTGGTTATTACAGTCTTCTTAAAATCGAATGCATATCAGACGCTCTTGATATTTTTCTCAATGTTCGGTTGGTCTTTCGACTTTCTCCGTACAAATCATCAAATTTCCGTTCCAATCTCGTATAATCGTTATTAACGTTAACAATCACCGGATCACCGTCGTTACTTCTCCTTTGCCTATCCAGCATCAAAGCGTCAGAATGCAAAGACATCTTGCGATAATCCACCAAATTAGGGATAACCCTCGCCCTCTTTGGAATATCTACCAATGTGGGGACAGATGGAGTGATATAAGCTCCGTTATCCGTTTCAATCACTTCCTGTCTGCCTCCATCACCGACAATAGCCAATCCTCCGGGATGGTCTTTGGTTCCCTTTGCGTATTTGGGTACAGGTTGAGCGGCAATAATTGCAATTTGGGCGGCTCCCATGGCAGCTATAACAGCTGCAAGAACAGCACCGGCAATAGGTCCGGCCTGCGCAAAGGCTTGCATTATTGCTAGAGAGGTGGCAATAGTGGTTTGAACAATAGAGTTAGCCTTTTGCCACTTGGCCTGCCTTTGCTCTAATTCGGCTTTTTGCTTTTCCAGTTCATCATGCTTCTGTTTGGTTCTAACTTCTGCCGCTCTTTTTCTCGATTCCGCTTCCTCCGTAGATATAGCCCCATCTTCTGCCAGCTTTTCTATACGTTCTATCTCTTCTTCCCCGGCTTCCTCATTCTTTTCCTGTTGTTCTTCTATCTTCTCTATTTGCTGGTCATACATTCCAACCATGATAGAAGTTAACCCCTCCGATATTGCACTGATACTACCTAATAAATCTTCAATTTCTAGTTTGCCATCACGGACAACTTTTGTAATTAGGCTCATTAAACCACTAAACAAAGTACCTAATCCATCTACAGCATTATTGCTGACATATTCCAAATGCTGTAATGAAGCCTCCAACTCTACCCAGTACTTCTTTTCATCTTCTGTTTCTTCATCTCTGGCTTTTTTCTTAGCGTCACGTTTTTCATTAGCTAATTTTATTTCAGCTTTCGCTAGAGCTTCTTTTATTTTAAACTTTTCCTTGTCAGACAAACCGGAAATCTCTATTTGCTCTTTGAGGAGATCAATCGCTCTTTGAGCTTCTTGAAGAGCGTATTCTTGAGTTATTTCAGCTTTGTTTTTTTCGTATTGTTCTTTAGAAATGATTCCCTGCCTATATCGTTCTAATTCATCATCAATCTCTTTTTGCATTTTTTGGGAAGATACAATAGCTAATGTTGCATATTCTCGTTGCTTCTCCTCCAATTGATACTTAACAGAATCTTCTACCCTCTTCCTTTCTTCTTCGTCTATTTTATCCAGGTATTTTTTGTCAATAGCCAGCAACTCATTTCGAAGTATTTCTTCATAATTAGCCCTTAACTTATTTTCTTCCTCTGAACTACCTTTGATGAATGCTATATTTTCCTCATACTTCTTTTGTGCTGTTTCTCTTTCTTTTTCATACTCGTCATCTATAAGGGAAATACGGGTATCGGAAAGGCGTTTAGCGATGTCTTCTTGGTAATTGGCTAAATCTTTGGCAGCTTTTTCTTGTTCTCTTTTTTTCTTCTCTTCGTCACTATCTTCTTTTCCCGGAGTAGATGTGTAAGCTGAAACATCCATTTTATTCATCAAATTCTCATTTGATTTCCTTAAACTATCAATTTCCAAAGCTGTATCAGATGCTTTTTTTCCATAGGATTCCACAAGCTTAATCTGATCTTGTACACCTCTATAATTAGTCGTTATTGCAAAATCAAAATTTTCACCTTGAACACTTCGTATTTCATCATAAAGTTTGTTTAATTTTTCTTGTTCCTGAACCTGCTTTGTCAAATATCCTAGTCTTTCATTATTCTTTTCGTCAATTTTCATTGAATTTTCTGCTATTTTATCCGCTTGAGCCCTAGCAATAGCAGATGCGATAATTGCTTTCTTCAGTTCTCCATAGGCAACAGAAGCTTTACCCGCCAAGATTTCCTCATTGCTCATATTTTTAAAATATGACGGGTATCTTTTCTGTAATTCGTCAACAGCTTCATTTCTGTCCTCCATGGAACGGGAAGTATCTTGTGTTGCTTTATACAATAAATCCAGCTCCACCCTCTCCTTTACGCTATTAGATATTCCTCTTTTTCGGGCATCGGCTAAATCTTTTTCCGCATTCGCTAATTCCAATACAGCCTGTTCCCCTTTAAATAAGCTGGCTACCCAATTCATTATATCTTTCCCATATACAGAAAGCAAAGTAATACCTACTACCAAAGCTGTTTGCCAACTAAGAATAGATTTTGTAAGCTGCTTCCATACAGGAATACCTTTTTGTCCGGCTTCCTGCATTGCCTGATACTCTATTCTTGCCTTCTTCAATTCATCAGCAAGCATCGGCAAGTTGTTGGATATTGCAAGAAAGAAAGTATTCCATCCGACAGCCAAAGATGGCAATTCACGTGCTACTTGCTGAACAGAGACGTTTAATCCATTCCAATGAGATGCATAATTACCTACATTTCTTTGGTAATTACCCATTTGGGCATCCATAGACTTTAACTCATTTTTTAAAGTCTGTATTTGCCGTAAAGTATTTTGCCCTTCAGCTCCCAAAAATGAATCTTTAGGCATATTTTTCAGCCTTTTTTCAAGAGCTAATACTGCAGCGTTCATCTCATTATAGCTGCTAGCTGTTGAAATGATAACCGCTGAATGATTCCGGATTAAATTGGAATATTGCTTGTTTTGCTCCGATAGCTCTGTTTGTCTTTGTTTTAACAGGGCTGATTTATTGAGATATTCAGTAATTCCAATAGCCCCATTCTTATACTCCTTATCCAAAGACTTTAATTCATCGCCAAGCTCTTTTATTCGAATTTTATTCTGAATCGTATCTGCTGTCAATTTAGTAACATGGCTATCATAGGTTAATATGTTATCAACTATTTCTGTGTATTTTGCTTCTGTAGTTGAAATAGCCTGATTCAGTTGATTTGCCGATTGCGCATAAGACTGATTGGCTTGTGCAGCTGAATTTTGCGCACTGGAGGTACTTTGAAATTTAGAAGAAAGCCCATCCAAATAACCAATTAATTTGTTTATAGACTTTCCCATATCATCAAATTGCTTAGGTAACGTATTTAACGTAAGCAATTTGGTTACCTTGTTGCCATAGTCTTCCAGTAGTTTATTCTGTCTTTCCTGAATAGACGCCAACTTGTTTTGAGTAGTAATAAGATCGTTTAAAGTCTTGTTATACGCATTGGATTTATCGGAAAGTTCTTGATAATTTTTAGGACTGGCTTTCATCCCACTTGCCAATAGCTCTATAAATTGCTTATAGGCGGCATAGTTTTCATTGAATTCTGTTTTTAGCCTCTTTAGCTGGTCGAAAACGCTTTGATCGACTACATCGGTAATTTTTAATTCATTAGCCATATAACGTGCGAATTAAGTACCATGCCACTTGACACAGTTTCCGCACAAATATAAAAAGAATTGGCGAATTTTACAAGCTATTTAGAATCAATAAAGATAAGGTAAAACGGCAAAAGAAAAGCGGAGGTTACTCCGCTTTATCTTTATCAATTATTTTATCAGCTAGCTCTCTACCAACATCTACTAGATTCAAGGTTGGGAGGACAATGCTACCTGCTCCAGACAATGATGTAAGCATGCAAATGTAAGCCCTGATATAAGGGAATATTAATGCGGGGGCATTAATGGTGAAAAATGTACCCAATTTCGTTATATCCAAGTTTTCTTTAAAAGTAAAAAAACCTTCTGTTATTAAATCCACAGAAAAATCTCCATCCTTATCTTTTACAGAAACTTCAAGAGTTAACATGAATTTTTCCTTATGTTTCACTCCGCTAGGAATAATTGATATACCTAATTCGGTACCATCATTCACCTCTTTATTTATTTTAATAGATGATTCTCTTATTAAATATCCGTCAAAACGGAATTCTGATTTATTTATTTCTTCCATACTTATGCTGCTAATGCGTAATTTATTTCTTCTTCCTTTTGTTCTATAAGCCAAGAATCAAAATTAAAATCAAAGATAGTGTTATTTTTCTTATATTCTATAGGAGAATCATACCCTATCTCAAATAATATATCTTGGGCTTTACATACATCTTCTTCAGATACAAATATTATATCATAATCAGCATAATCAATATCAAATTGTGTAGCAAAACAAAGTTCTTCTTTCGCATAATCTTCGTTATTGTTAAACTCTGACAAGGGGGCTACTTCAATAATAAATGTATGGTTTGAAGAACCGTGTCCACATCTAAACTTTAAATTATTAAATTTAGAGTTCATTTCAATTAGAAACGCCTTAATTCTGTCTATTCTTTCATCCATATTATATTGAGTTTATTTTTTGTCTTATATCTTTAGCTAATTTAATGCATTTATCACTTTGATCGGGTGATATTCTTATTTCATGATAATCTGCATCTTCTCTTTTCTCCTTTAATTGTTTAACGCTATTGATGTAATTTTGTTTATCCCTACTCCCTTCAAATTTCAGAAATTTACATGTTTCATATATTAAACATTTGTGGGAATAACCATTATAATCAGCAGAAGCTTTTACCCCTTGTTCATATAGAGACATTCCCTTTCTTATTAATTTATGGCTCATTAATTGCAAACATGAGTAATATGAAGGGTGACAAACTGCATCATACATTCCTGCCTCATGCAACTTAATAGCAGCTTCCAAGTTTATTTCAGATTTATCATATAGTTCATTCATACATGTCGCCAAATCCTATTAAATACATATAAGGTATCTCTCACTAGGATTATTGTTTTAGAATTTATTTATTGGGGGAAATAAAAAAATCTTCTCTTTCTAAATGGGATATCTTCTTATCCCTTAGCTGATTCATAAGCATGAGAAGTGATTTAGAAGGATTTTCTATCATCAGTGTGTGTTGCGTGTACAATAATGGCTTCATGTTTATCTCCTTTCATAGAAATAATTAATTGTAAGACAATCTATATTTCTAGTAAGTGTTATTGCTATATAATTATGTGTTTCGTACATATCGACGTGCAAATATACAACAACAACATCAAACACCCAACAAACGATCACTAAATTGAGCATTTTCAATGGTTATTTAACCATCACTAACCTCACAATGTTAATTATTAACAGTTTCAGCACCGTCTTTTCTCTCGCTAATAGCACGAACTTCTAGCTGGCTATCAGATAGAAGAAGAACATTAATAACAGCTATATTAAAACAAAAAAGCCCGAATATATTCGGGCTTTCCAAAGCACCTCTTTCGAGGTATCCAGTACAGAATGTCGTCAAACAAAAGATCTTGATATGCTTAATCAAAATTGAACTGTACTAATATTATAATGCTGCCGCAATTTTTCTTATATTATTAAGCTTTTCCTTCATCTTATCGCTACTTCTAGCTATATCCAAATTATAATCTGTCTGCATCCTAACCAAAACGTCTGCCTTAATCCCTAAAGCAGCTTCCAGAACTAATGCAAATTCTGAAGTTATAGATCTTTTCCCATTTAGAACCTCATTCAGCACACTATACGAAATACTGAACTTCTCGGCAAAATCTTTCTGCTTTATAGATCGGTATTCCAGCTCATCTTTTACCAACTCTCCGGGATGGTACGGAATGAACGATTGTAAATTGTTTGCTAATTTTCCCATATCCTTATTTATAATGATTCGTTATATCCACTATTGAACAAATTTCTATTATTGATTGGTCGCTTTGACTAGGTATTTCCCTAAATTCCAAACGATATTGGTCGTTTATACGCAAAGAAGAAATCCCCTTTTTATCACCTTTCAACTTCTCGTAATTTAAAGATTGGAAAGTGAATAAATCCTCCATTCTGGAGATACTCATCAAGACCTTCACGCACTTTAAATATCCCTTTACTATATTAGGTTGAAACCGATGTTTTTTATCGGTCGTTTTACCTTTCTCGTATAGGTCTGCTAAATAATTTTTTTCAAATTCTACATTCATAGCTGTTTATTGATGCTACAAAGATAGCATTTTATTTTTCAAATTCGCACATTTAGCGAATTTATTTAAGAAAATATCAGAAACAAAAACCGCCCCTCTTGCGAAGGGCGGGAATGAGTTAGGAGTGAGAAGGACATTATCTGGATTTCCCCATAGCTATAACTTCGGTTACTATTTTAACCCTATATCCACCTTGAGATCCGTAAGAGACATTATATATTTCTTCTTTCTTTTCATTAGCTTCTGATTCAGTTAAATCACATATTTTCTTGTCTAAAAAGGTTGCATTCATTTTTTCAGTTTGACCTTTATATGTATATGTAGCTACTCTGATTTTAAATGTCCAGCAACATTTTTCCTCTTCTTCTTTAGAGCAAGAAAGAAAAAGGAAACAAAATAAAATGAATATAAAATTTCTCATATACTATTTACCAATCATCACTTTCGTTACCTATTAGCCCATGTTTTACAGCTTCTTCTATTTTATCCATTATCACATTAGAATATGCATGAGCCATTACAAGAGCCTTGGAAGATGTCTTCTTTGCTTTATGCTGATCCTTTTCACTAAAAGGATAACAAGTGTCAATACCCCATTTTTCAATATTTATTTGCGGTTTTGTACTTCCATTAGATAAAGCAAGATAGATACTTCCTCCGCCTATTATTTTCTCAACATTATAATATTGAAGAGTATACGTTACACGTATTTTTTTATCTCTAATATCTATTTTAATAATGGGAGTCATGCTGACTTTATATCGACTAACTCCACCTAAATGCTCTGCAATGTTATCAACATATCCTTCGGCTATAATAGAACCTAGTTCTTTGTCATTTAGTTTTATTACCGAATTAGCGTCATTAAAAGAGGCCGTAACCCAATGATTTAATATGATATACAATTGTTCTTTTGTTTGATCTCCGCATTCTATAACTTGTTGATAAGTAAGCGACTTGTTTTTATCCAGTGACAATTCTTTAGATAAGTTTTCAGCGGCTTCCGTCCAATTTTCTCCGTACCTCTCTTTCGCATACTTTTCAAGTTCTTCCGCCCTCATTACTTGAGCTTGTAATGAAACTGACAATAAACATCCAACTAATAAAAATAAAGTTTTTCTCATGATTGTGTGTATTTATATTATTAAATATCGTCTAACGCAGCATTCTCTTCTTCCTTTTTCTTTAAATTATTATTAACACCATCCTCATACCCGATTTGAATGTGCCCAAATTGAGATATTTCTACAGCTACGCTTCCTAATGGCAATTTATAAAATGATATATAATGACATTTCTCTTTCCTTAGCGCTTGTAATTCATATCCATCACCCTCATAATAGGGCTTTGAGAAAAATTCATAGTGTTCAGTAGGTTTACCATATTTTTTAGTAAATAGCTCTTTCATATCAGTATAATCAGACTTTAAAGAACTCCAAGATTCTTTCTCATTATAATTGACTGCTACTTTCCATACAATTTTAGATTTGGGAGTTGCAAAAACGTAGATTGTAACGTAATCTCCTGCAAAATTCCCTTTCATGACTGCCACATAATCCCGTGCATATTCTTTGAGTACAAAACTCTTTTTCTCTAATTTTGAAACAAAGTCTGAAAGTTTCCCGTCTAATGGTACACCTTTAAACTCTAAATGCTGCGATTCCTGGGCAAAAGAAGATATTGCCATAAGAAAACAAATTGTCAGAAATAATACTTTCTTCATGTTCATGTGTTTTATGTTATACAATGTGACAAAATAACTGACAACTCTTTATAAATGCAAGAAAATTAGCATATATCTTCATGCATCACGTAAAAAAGTTGTTTTTTCTTGCTTTTTTCAAAAATAGTTTGTACGTTTGCGGTGCTTAACATATAAATATCCGATGCGAGCGAAGCTTGCATTAATCATGCGAGCATTTTTTATGCTTGTATTTAAAATATTTGAGGTATTACTATACCCCCATGTGGAACTGTAATGGAACCACAGCATCGGATGTATGTGTTAAGCAGTGGGAAAGGTAGTTATACCTCTTTTTTATTGTTTATGCTTAACAATACATCCAATCAAAATCAAACGAATAATAGTAGTTTGATGGCGACGTTAATCCACGAGACGGACAGAATGAGTTCGCTTGAAATAGCTGAACTTACAGGGAAAAGACATGATGTTATCTTACGGGACATCAGGAACTTACTTAAACAGGGAGTCAACGCCCACAATTTTGTGGAGGTTGAATACGCCGACAAAAAGGGAGAAAAACGCCCCTGTTTCGAACTCACCAAGAAAGGCTGCCTGATCTTAGCCTCTGGTTACGACGCAGTGCTCCGTGAGAAAATTATTGATCGCTGGGAACAACTCGAACTAGAGAAGCGCAAACCTCAAACTCCCCAAACCTACCTCGAAGCCCTGAAAGCCCTAGTATCATCGGAAGAGGAAAAGCAACGGTTAGCACTGGAGAAGAAACAGCTGGAACAGCAAAACGCCAAACTCCAGCCAAAGGCAGCCTTTGCCGACGCAGCCTTCGCCACCGACGACAAGGTAGACATAGGAATGTCCGCCAAGATACTAAAGCTAGGATTCGGGCGCAATACCCTATTTGACAAGCTAAGGAAAGCAGGCGTATTCTTCGCCAACCGAAACGAACCAAAACAGAGGTTTATTGATGCCGGATACTTCGAGATGAAGGAGAAGTTCATCGAGCGCAACAACCATCCGGGATTTGTCGTAACCAAAGTGCTAGTTACCCAAAAGGGATTGGCTTATCTGAACCACCTGTTTGGCGGAAATCCTTCAGACGGGAAGCTAGCCAAGATAGTATAACACGTATCACACATTTACAGCAGTCCGTTTCAATGCCGGACAGCCACAACTATATCGAAAAATTAAACGAATCACACGAATCACACTAATAAAAATATATCACTATGGACTTATACGAAATTTTACTGCAAAGGCTTGTATTACTGACTAATGAATACCTGCAGTTAAAGGAAAGAGTTAAAGAGCTGGAGAACGAGACAAGAATGAAGAGCTCAACGGCTCCAAGGATAATAAAGATGAGAATAGAGAAAGCAAAATAAGTTAGTGTTAGGGGTTTTCGGACCGGCACATTAGTTGACGCCAATCAGCGGGAAAGGGTAGCTTTAGGGCTGCCCTTTCTTTGATTAATTACAATGCCAACAGATTGATGATCCCTTGCCTACCAATTCCGGTAATTTTTCTATGGTAGATAATATGTCCGTTGTCAGCAACCTCTTGCTTTATATCAAACCAACCAAGCGTAGAGTATTTAGTGTATGGTACCCACGTCTGATTAACTTTGTATTGTACGCCAAGTTCTTTTAAACGGTTATTAAGTTCAATTGCCGATTTAAGCCCTAGCTCTTTCGCAACCTCCGTACATGTATAGGTCTTATTGACATGAGTTAGTACTGCTACCTGTTTCTCTGCTTCAATGCGTGCCGATCGTTCTTCTTTTAGTTTAGTGAGAAGCTCAATACCAAAATCCGGGTTGTTTAAGATTTGATCTATAACGTTATCGGTAGCATAGATACCATGTTTGCGGATAGATGGAAGAACTTCGCCACATACCCAATCTTGGAAAGGTTCGGCTTGTGGTTTGTCCGATCGCATGATAGCTTTGTATAGATTCTTTTCACTCACATATATAAGCTGCTGAATACCTCCATTAGTAGGGGTGTTAATCAGGCTAATCCCCTTTTCGTCTAACCTGTTCTTTGTTGCTCCTACTTGCAAATCAAGTATCTTACAAACGTCTGCCAAGCAGAATAATGGTTCTTCACTTGTTCCGGCTACACGAACTTCACCGAAAGCTTCATTTTTGAAAATCTGAATATCATTCATACAATTTTCGTAGTGTGCCCTTTCACACACAGGAATATAAAAAAACAGCGCCGAACGCTTGAGGATCTTTCGGCACTGTTTATATATTCCCAACTCTATGGAAATACTTAATATCTTATATGCGCTTCCCCAAGCTGTATCGCACTACAAATATAGCAAGTTTTTATTATTTGGCAAACAATTATTTTATTTTTTCTCTACAGTATTTTATTGTTCTATTTTTCCTATACTTTTTGTATAACTACCGTAATTTTTCTAACCATGCATATCAAATATTGTTCTATTCTTCGCATTACGGATATATGTATTCGACGAAAACACCTTTGTATTCTTCTCCCTCTTTTGCATACCAAATACTGCCATCCTCTTTTCTGAATAGAACATACACCGATTTCTCCATTTTAGCCGCCTTCTTTGCGATTTCCCGCATTTTCTCTTCAGAAGCAAGCCTCTTATTACCTTGACACCAACAACTCATAATACGCCAAATTTTGAAAAGTAATTTTTAAGGGCCGGGTTAAGTACATATTTGAGGAAGTATTCACGGGATTTCACTCCTACTCCCAATATGGCGCTTCCATACTTCCTTTCTATATCCGGTCCTATGTCGCTTCCTCTTGTTTCTATCTTCAACCCCTTTGAGGATGAAGAGACACGTATAGAATCATAAAATTCCCCTGTTATAATGAGGTTGGGAGTATAAATATCCCTAGCCGGATAACCTTGAAAAGAAGGGGTCGGGCTTGTTATCCTCTTCTTCATCTTAGCGTACCCCTTTGCATTGTTCTTCCACTTCCCGGCTTCATCAGTAGCAAACCAAGGGTCATTCAAATAAGTCGGTCGCAATGGTTTATCATTCCCATTTACACCTGAATACAACTGCTCTGTCACAAACTCTCTAACAAGAGATTTATTCGAATCCATGGTATTTTGAACTTCTCCTTCAAACCCATTAACAAAAGCTGTCACATTATCCAATGCTTCTTTTATTGTAGCCATACGCAAATTATAAGAGAAAAGGGAAGGCAAATGCCCTCCCCCTTCCTGAAAACAAACCACTTTAAATAGTATCCTCTAAAGGAGACCTGACGCCTACAATCCTATCGTAGATATCAGAGAGGATATTTTCTTTTTCTGCTTCAGTCCGGTCAGAAAAAAGGATTTTATGTTTAGTAATAAACTCTTTTTTCTTCATTTTCCGCACTTCTTCGTCTACGAAATTGATTCCCTCGACTTTCATGATACCCATTGTTCAATGCCGACAACACCATTCTCTTGCAGAACCTTCGGAGACTTCAAGGAAGGAGTACCGGTTGCCGTGATAACCAAATTTCCATTTTCGTATTTAACAGCAGATACGCTACCGTCAAAACAAGTTGTTGCACCTTCAGCCAATGCCGCACCGAAGAAAGAGGTAACATCAAGACCACCAAAATGCTCTCTTAGTTTATAATTGTTTTCTCCAGTGTCAAGTTTTACGAGTTCAACATACACAAGTCCTTTCAAGGCTTCCACCACATCAAACTTATATACCTTATAATCGGCATTTTTTACGTATTTTTCGTAATCCTTGAACATCGTACCTACAGTAAGGTTGGCTTCCGTACCGGATGAATCCCAGTCTTGTCCACCCGGGTACACACCGGAAAGAGGAATACCTGCAAGAATGCCGGTTCCATCATTCATGCCGTACACAACATTGTTATCGTCTACAAAGTACGCATCAAAAGCGACGCCTTTGGCAGCCATAAGGTTCGCTTTCAAACTTGCGTCGTATTCGTCTACAGTCCAGACATCATCCTTTGCAGAATAGGAAGTAATTTTAGTAGGACCATATCCAGTAGCATTCTTGTTTGCTTCGCCACCAGACGGAGCATATTCAATAATAGTTTTGATCGGGAAGATTCGATTAGGTCTGTCATCGTGGCAAGCGGCTTCCAACAGTTCTGCAGTTGCATTTTCCGGAAGTTTGTACCCGTGCATTGTCAGGATAATAGCCTTTACCTTTCCAGGATCAAGCAAACATTTTGAAGTACCGGTATTAAATTGAGCTACACCGGCACATTCTCTAAAATCTATTGCCATAGCACTTAATATTTTTAATTTTAATATTTAAATTCTTTATCTCAATAGCGTCGATGAAATCTCTAAATGGTTTACCGTAAGCTTCCACGCCTTTTCTTCCATATCGGTAGTTTTCTGTATATAAATGAGGAATTACACCGTTATACTCATTAACAATATCCGGAGATGCAAGTATGCTTTTTATGAAAGCATCATAAACAGGCCGGAGAACATTGACGAACGATACCCTTTCCCTTTCCTCATTAAGATACTCCTTCCGAGTATCTACCATGATAATAAACTCAAGACTGGCGTTTGGGACCTTAGATGTACGATCCTCAATATACGGGGAATACAGGCATATTATAGGAAACTTCAGTTTACTCGTTTCTTGTGACTGGCTCCACTCGGTTAACTGGCCGGCAATATATTCCCAATCTCCAAACATATAGGAAACATTACTGCCATATATTTTAGCAGTATTATCTACAATATCTCTGAATATGTCATTTATTGATTTCATATTCCCAGCCCATTTATGCACTCAAGCATGGTTGTATTAAAAACAAAGCCATCATATTCCTTATTTGATTCCAGGAAATCATACAAATCTTCATTCATCTGCACCATATTATTCCAAGCAGAAATCAAAAGAAGATTTGGATCCGCCTTTTTATCATCAGAGGCATATGCAGTTCCTACCGGAGTTTGTACTACCCCACACCGTCTAACATAGTGAAAATACACATAATTAGCGATTGGGCTATACCCTTTACTGGAAAGCTTTTCTTTCAACCTTTCCCATTTATCGATATCATTTTTGCCTGATAGAAGATATTCTATGAATTCACGGCTCATACTTTTCCCCAAGACCATTCGGAGGAACCTTCTCTCATATAAATCGATATACGATTGGAGATTATCCCGTTCTGCTTTTCTTGTGATTGAGTCATCGTCTATATCCCAGATTATACCGAGACTTAGCAATCCTGTAAAATATGAGCCGTCAATTATCATGAATTAGTCTTTTTACGTTTGGTGAAAAGTTCTTCGCATCCTAAAGCCTTGGCATCATTAACCAATTCGCTAGTCGCTTCAATTTTCCCTTCTGCATAAAACTTACTGGCAAGAGGCATTCCTACCATAACTTCCTCCCCACTTTTATACATTGTACCATCTTTGATAAACGTTACCTTGTAGCGTTTTGTCAAATTCATATTGTATTCTTTTCCCATATTTTAATCAATTGATTTAGTGATACCTTCAATAACTGTATTGAATTTGTCCTTAACAAATGCGGTCTTATATTGCGATTTGATGTAGCACATCAGTCTCTTTTCGGCAATCACCGTCACGATATTCTTTCTGAAATCATCGTTCTCCCAGCCTAGAGAGATTGAAAGAGCCCACAAGTCACGGATATTCAAATAAGAGAAATCTCCCATGATGAAATCTCCTTGCGCTACTGCAGTAGTAGTCTCAACTCTTAATCCTTGGATTAGTTCGTCATTGTACCGGAATGGGCGCAAATACTGTCCATTGGCGTCTTTCGTTAATTGCATTGAAGCATAATCGAGAGGGTTCATCAGCACCAAGTTCGGACGATAAGCCATTTCACTGGTGGAAACAATTTGCGAATAAGCTGCCACAAGAGCGTCAAACATATTAGCCCTGTCAATATAGAAATTTGTCAAAGAGAAGGCCGGCATATCTGCGGCTACACCTTTGATTTCACCAGACGTTCCAGTTCCTGACAAGATCCCCTGTTCTTCTTTTATACCAAGCTTGTTCACCATTTCTGTTTGCACTTCATTCACAAAGCTTGGGAAATCAGAAAGCGTTTCTTCTGTGAATTTAGCAGCAATTGCAACTTTGGCAGCCGTAACAGTCTTTTCCGCAAGAGTTGCGTCCATCAACGGTTTTAATCCCCCTTCAGGAACCCATGCAGCATCACCATCCTTACTTACATATTCTGCATAAATAAGTGATCTACTATTTGTACCAGAAACACTCGCATAATTACGGATAACAGTTTGAGACCTTGGATTTACAGATAAATTCGGGTCAATTTCAACACCGTAATGAGGAGCCAAAGAACCGGAAGATATAACTGCAGCATCTTTCGTATTTACAACAAGATTCAGCTCTAGTTTGTTACCGGGAGATGCTTTACATGCCGATTTCAAATCAACCGTAGAACAACCGTTATTATTTTCGGTAATATACGCTTTCAGCTGCTCCCGCAATTGATCTTCAATAGATTTTAATTTATATGTTCCTCCCTTTGTTTTTTCGGTCGCAGCTTTGATCCGGACAATTGTTTCTTCAAATGATTTCAAGCGTTCATTGATAGATTCACTATCTGCAAACCCGTTGACTTCTTTCTTCAGATCCTCGATAGACTTCGTTGCATTATCAATTGATTCTTTCATAGACTTAGAATCAATCTCGTCTTTAATAAACTGGGCGAAAAGAGCCTCCATGTAGCCATCCAGCCCCTTGGAAAACACTTCAAAAACCTTAGATTCGTCTTCGGACAATCCTTTAGTATCAAGGAAATCCTTAAACTCAACCTTTTTCACTTCTTTTCCCATACTTACTTTAATTTTAAATTTTTGAACATTGATTTTACCTTATTGCCGTGCATGTCGGCTTCCTCTCCTTCAGGTGTAGATTCTTTCCGAATTTCCGGCCTGAATGACGCAAGTGACATTGCTTTTGATATAATTCTTTGTATCTTCTGCTGTTTGGATGCAGACATCCCTGAACACACTTCAGATATTTCGGTATTTAATTCTTCATAAGCTTTTTCCGAATCCTCAATAGATTTTAGCCCCAAATATTCTGTTTCTCCATTGCAACCGATAGAGACTACTGATATTTCATAAAGCTTTACCTCTTTCACAATGAAAGCGTCTTTTTCCGCATCGTATTCGCAATTCTCCCACACATACTGATATCCGATTGAGAACTGGTTCAAAGTCCCAGATTCTAGCTGTTTTATGGCCTGTTCTCCTCTCGGAACTTCATCTATTATTGCTTCGAAATAAAGTCCTTTTTCATCTTCATTTAATACTGTAATCCGACCTATAGGCTCATTCATGTTATGCATCCATAACATAATTATTTTGTCATTAGCAGAACTTTCCGGACCTCTGTCTTGAATACTCTTTGAGAAACACCCTTTAATCAAGATATCACCGGCTTTATCTTTATTGCCAAAGACCGCAGCGTAACCGCTGATAGTCCGACTTTCATTGTCGTAATTTACTTCTTTAGCATAAATGGAGAATGTCTTATATTGCATTCCCATTCTTCCGCTATATTTATTAGTTTTGTCCATTTTCAATAGAGTTATTAGTTTTTAATTCACCTTTTGGATTATCAGGATCAATATCTATAAACTTTGCTAGCTCATTCCTGGATTCATCAAGAGTTATTTGACCTTTTTCAACTAATTGAATTAAAGAAGATGCCATTTTCTGAAATGCAGAAGAAGAGGCCGATTTATCTTGTTGAAGGCAATCAATATGAGTATAATCTAACTTTATAAAAACACCTTTGGGGCAAATAGCCTCTGTCAAAGCCTCCGTTACTTTCTCTGAATCAGGAATAATAAGACCTTGGTAAGCGGACTTTTCCGCTATGCTTTTGTTGTCATATTTAGATTCATCAAATAAACTATAGTCAATACCTATTGCATTACATATCTTTCTACTACACCGTTCATCCTCTTCGTGAAGTTTAAGCTGGGACGCATCATAATTCAAAGGAATCCAGCCAAGCTTTATTTTTGATGTCAGGATAGGAAATTTATTGAGAATACCATATTTTTCTTTTAGTTTAGATTCCAAGATTTCTTTTTCCCCTGGTGTCATAGCCTGATTACCCATCTTATCGGTATAATCAGAATAAATAATACCTTTGGGGCCACCATTTACAATTAGCTGATAACTGGCTGTCATTGCTGCAATCCAGTTATTAACTGGCATAGAAAGGGAGTCTGTAACCGAAGAGAATTCTATATCCTGATTGGAACCATTAACATTTGCAGAGCTATCGTAAATTACAAAGTAGTCTTCATCGGATAATTCTTCCTGCAAACCATTCCACTCCAAGTATACGCTAGAAACAATATCCTTTATATCATACTGGCGGAATAGTTTACCGGAAGAAACCATGTGAAATATCTGCGCAGGTATGACATACATTGCGAGCGGCAATGATTTTTTTGTTGCTCTTACAGTGAAAATGGGACAATATCCGAAAAGCTTAAGAGACATCTCAATCTCTTTAAAAAATCCAACTCTTGTTTGAAGTGGGTTAGGACGTGAAAGCAACTCTCTAATATCATTATACCCCTCTTTCTCGTTTCCATCCTTGTCTGTGACATATATTCTCCCATTTGCAAAGAGAGAACCGACTTTATTTATAACAGTAGAAAACGGGGTACATACAAGAAGAGAATCAGCTTTATCCTGATCCAAGGTTAGATCATAATCATTTTTGATTTTACCAGATGGTGAGAAGAAATTGGTAAGATACCAGAAATTCCCATTAGAATCCTTTTCAATAGCCTTTACTGTCTCTCTCATGGAGGGAACAGATATATTAATCTTTTTTTGAAACCAATTTCCTAATTTAGACATAAAAAGAATGATTATCTGATTTGAGATAACCATTCCCTACGAAATGAAGAGGTCTTTACGGACAAAAATACTAACGAAAAATCCGATAGTATAAAAATTATAGGTTCCGTGCATCTTCACACGAAGGGATTGTTATCCTCACCGCAAATATAGAAATTATTTCTATTTAGTCCAAATAAAAATAGATAATTATTTTATGCTATTATACTATATTCGAAGATTTTACACGAGCACAGACACAAGATAATACATACATAGCCTCAAAACTATTAATTCCATCATAATCAGACATATTGGCGATTAAAGCAGAAAATGAATCATTTGATTCAGGGAAACGGATAGTTTTAATAATCGATTTATACGATTCAATCATAGTTTTCTTATCTGTTGATTCTTCTCTTACCCACAAATCATGATTAATAAGCCTCCTATAATCATTTGAATAATGTTTCATCTCTACAGGAATCTCCATTTGTACATTTCCGCCTGTTTTATTAATAAGTCGGTCAACGGGGATTAACGAATCAGAGAATAAGCAATCAATCATGAATATCTTACCACCAGAAACGCAATAAGAAACCATTATAAACAATCCATTTATATTGGGGTGTATTTCAACAAATATCTGATTATTTACCCCCATCTCTTCTTTCTTATAGTACAGAACATCTATCTCACCTCTCATCTCCACAGTTCCTGTAAGAGCGTCGCATGCGTCATCGTGAGCGTTTTTCCCCTTCTTCCTGTATGTTTTCAGTTGAGACGCAAATTCCGGCCACCTCCTCTCCCAATCAGCAGGGAAATAAGTAAGATTCATCACCTCGGAAGATCTGGTAAAGATTCTAACCTCCTTGTTTTTTGACTGATGGAACCAACTTACTTGAGTCTTGGGGTTGCCAATCATCCGCATCTGTTTCTCTACATTCCGGGCAAATCCCCTTCCTCCATTATTGCTTTCTATATTTGCCTTGGATATTTGGTCTTTAGTAAGCATCTTAGCTGTTTCCGGCTCGGTAAATTCCATCTCCTTTTGTGTAAAAAGGACATCAAGAATGAAATTCCCTATCTCTGTATCGATATAATCAATAGAGCATAAATAATCACTTCCTGTGTCGGCTGTGTCTGTATAGTTTTTCCTTATTGCTCTATTGGTTATTGGAATAGTCTCATAAGTCTTAAATTTACCATACATTAGCCCCTCCATAGGAGTTGGATTCTGCATATATTGGGTTTCAAAAACATAGCTGTTTACTCTCTGCATCCTGTGCAGCTCTTCGAGGGTGTGTTTAAATTCCCATAAGGCTTTTTCCTTACCGTCCTCATACACTATTGCCGGAAGAGACAAAACAGTCCATTTTCCCGGTTCGGTTTCCATCAAATATCCGCAAAGATCATGCTCATGTAACCTTTGCATAATGATTATAATAGGGGTATTCCGTGAGTTTACACGGTTCCTTATAGTTGTTTCAAACCTTTGGTTTACCTTTTCTCTTGGAGTGTCTGATATTGCATCTTCAGGCTTAACTGGATCATCAATAATCAATGCACCTGCAAATTTGGACGACGGTTTAAACTCTTCTAATGCTTTGGATAGATCGTTTTCATCATCAACAGCACCAGCACCAAAACCCGTGACTTGTCCTCCGGCAGCCGTAGCGTACATTCCTCCGCCTTCTGTTGTGTACCACTTTTTTTTGGCATCGCTTGTTTTCTTTATGTCTACATAAGGGAATACCCGCTTATACTCTTCCGACTTAACTATATCTCTTACTTCTTCTGAATTATCATTGGCCAGATCATCAGAATAGGATAAATGAAGAAATTTTGCAGATGGATTGATTGCAAGGCCATAAGATATGAAGTTCTTAACTACTAATTCTGTCTTGGAATATCTCGGAGCTATGTTTATAATCAGCTTCTTTATCTTTCCGTCAATCACATCATCAAGAGCTTGGCATATCTTTACATGATGGTCGTTTACTACAAATTTGCGACCGAATCTTGCTTTAAAGAAGTATCTCGTATAGTTTAACGTCCCTGATAAGCAAAACGCCCGTATGTAATCATATCCTTCCTCTGTCATAAGTCTTCTATTATTCGTTTTGCTTCCTCTTTAGTCATAGGAGATATCATGTTCACATTGACGTCTTGCGGAGAATCAAAACCAAGCATTTTACATATCCTTTGGATAGTCCATGTCCGCCCATTCAGCTTTATTTCAATCCCTTCTTTCCCCTGTTTCACGCTTTCGACTTGCATTGCCATTTCGTCAGTCCAATCTTCGCTATCTTTGAAAATAACATTGCCGTTTTTTATGGTAAGGAAATTACGTATGTCAGCATACATAAAGCTTTTAAGCATATTTAAGACCTCTTCTTTTGTAATGTCTGATTTCTTCTTTAGTTCTTCTTGAAGCTCTTTTACCCTTACCGTAATCTTACCGTTGTTTAACAATTCGACAGCCTTAACATTTATTGATTCATCTTTCATATTAGAGCAAGAATATGCACGACGATAAGCCTCGGATGCGTTTCCGCACTCAATATAGTAGTTACAAAAATTCTCCTGTTTTACTGATAACTTCATGTCTTTTCGTCTGATTAGCTACATGCCACTTGACATGTAGCACAAAGTTAATAATTTCCTATTTATTACTTTACACTCCTCCCCCATATTTTCGCATTATACAGGGAATAAGCCCATAACTTTATCTCTTCGCTGGTTTCCAGGAATTCCACTTTCATGGCTTCCTTCATACATTCCGCCAGTAGGTTGCTGTTTTCTTGGTTCATAACTTTGCTTATTGGCATTGCTATTCCTCCTTTAGTCAACTAACACAAACTCGTAAGCAAATACAAACGGATTACTTTCCCATGTGCCTTTGCCGGAAACTTTATCTATCAAGAACGAAAAAGCTTGTTGAGCTACATCTGTTGATAAATATCCTCTTTTTGTATGAGGGGTATGATATATCTTTATTCCATTATTATCGGTATACGCATGAATAACCCCCTCTTTCAAGCAATCTTCATCGGATATATCTTGTAAACGTTCTATTTTTACATTGACTATTTTGATGTGATGTCTACAAGCATACGACTTAACGAACATTTTGTTATTCCATCCTGCGGAATCCTTCATGAGTCCACGAACGCTTAAATCTTTCGGATGCCTGTCTAGTGAGTCTGGGGAATAGCCTGAATCCCTATAACTTTGCGCAATGGCAACAACTTCACCAAGTTTATATTTCGGCAATATCTCGCCCATATCAAACTCTCTTTCATCTGCATCGTACATACAAGGAAAGCCAACTATCTTTTTATCAGAAGGACTTCTGTGTATATTGAATCCTGCGACCCATTCTCCCCTAAAAGTTCTTGGACATTTGATTATTCTTCTCGTCATAGTCTTTCGACCTTCCAATACAGCTTGCGTTAATCTAAATTTATCATTGAACATTATTTTTTTCATGATTATTCCTCCCATTCTACTCTAACTGTAGTTATGCATGTAATATCTTTTTCGTTAACTTTCATACGCATGGCTGTTTCTTTTGAGTTGTAAACCGCTCCAATACATCTTTCTTTCAATGCTTCATATATATTTATCCATCCTTCTTTCTTCTCTCCCTTCATGCATAAATCTTTTGGATGGTCTTTTTCTCCATCAAAAAAATTTCCCTCTTTAGTATAAAGAACAGGATATTCCTCGCTATTGTCAGAATCTTTAATTAGAGTAACAAGAGGAAATCTTTTGTTATTTGCGTCAAAACATACAATTCTAGCTTTAGATCCGTCTCTTGTGCATATAGATGCACCTGCTTTTGCTTTTTCTAAATCAAATGGTTTCATAATTTTGTATTTTATATTAGTTCAATTGCTTTCTGTATTCCAGCTTCCAATGCTTCTTCATCGGTATCCCACTGACCACCATCGTTAGGACCGTCGAATATTCCATCGGTTATATGAGTTCCATTGTCAGCTTTGCATATATCATAGCCATAACCGCAAGCGTTTCTAATGATGGAAATATGTAGGTTCTTGGTTTCACGTAGCCACTTTTGCACCAATGATTGTGTCGGATAAACAAGATATTCAAAGCCTTTGTCCAATAGCATATTCAAAGTGTCTATCGTTATAAATTTATCTTCCATATTATTCCTCCTTGATTAAATCTGGGTTATCGTAGATATTTCCAATCACGATAGTATCATCCATTTTTGTAAGATCAGATTGCCCGAAATAGAATAAATTTCGACCATTAGAAAGTTGAAAACTACAATTACGATATAGGATAATAGCTGTATATTCTTCTGGATTAAAACCAAATGTAATAGTGTGAAGAATATCCCCTTCGTAAATTTCCTTTCCGTCCTTGTCAAGTAGCCCGGTGAATTGACCTACGGTTTCGGGATAAACCTCATACATGCCGATGCTTTTCCCTATTTCGATATCATTTAGATTCGGAATAACAGCGTATCTATCCTCTTCAATCTTAATAAGGGAGCCAAGCAGCCATCCATCACCGTATATGTTTTTTCCTCTGAATTTTATTGTACGCAATACCATAATATTATTTTATTAAATTGATTTTACTGACAATTTTTTCATTCTCACAAATGTTAATCTACGTATTAAAAGAGTTAATTTAACAATTAAGTGCAAGATTAAGACTTATATTTGCACCGTGTTTGATTTGGAAGCTAACACCTCCAATCTGGCGAACTGTCATTCGCCTCCTTAGTCAATCTCCAAGAGAAGACATTAAGCCCATTGTCCTGCAAGCTTTGGGCTTTTTTAGTTACGCTTGACAGGGTGTAGCTAATAACGAGCCTATCTATCTTGCAGGTGGGTAGGCAAAACAGAAAGGAGGTGTTAGCTTGAAAAATCAAACACAAAACGAGGATTGCAAAACTCGCATTTTCTGTAGGTATATCGTGAAGAACGGTAAAAGGATTTATCCTAAGAGATCCAAGTACTTTTCTTTTTTGATAAACGATAAGAAAGTTGCTTAATGCTATTTTCGTAGGGATGTTGCAGGCATCCCTTTTTATTGTACGATTCATTTTATTCCTCCTTTTCTTTAAAGTGTTCGATTAGCTCTTCTACGGTAGCCTTATGGTAATGATTATCTCGTGCACAATCATCGTCATTGGATTTACAAAAAATCCATTCTCCTATTTCAGCATAAACTGTTGCTTCTCCATTGTCCGATCTATCCCAATGATTTACATCGCAAATAAACCATTGATTTTCGTTTGTATCATCCCTCAATGCGGCTATTGCCAAGAAAAGTTCTTCATTAGTTCCGCAATCAATAAAACTATCTATTTTTTTAGAGAGAACATTTATATCATCATCGTTCATTGAATAAACCGAAGCATATCCATGTATAGTAGTATATAGATTATGCCAACCTAAATATGGATTGCAATTGTAGTCAAGCTCTTTTAATCTATCTCTAATCTTGGTGGTATTTTTACGAATGATACACGGTGTTGTAAATCCCATAGTTATTTCTCCTCTTCTTTAGCGTTATCATCATAAATGAAATCAGCAGAATCCAATTGCGCTTCTGAAATAGATACCTTATTTTCATTCTGCCATTTCATAATTTTATTGTGTATTCTTCTATTTTCACTATCTGTAATAAATCCATGAATATGGAGATAAGCACGACAGAGGATTGCTATTGCTAACTTTTTTCTATTTTTCATAGTTATTTTCCTTTCTTTACCAATTCAACTTTTGTCGGCTCTTCATCTTCCCATTTTACTTCGGGAAATAAAGAAGAGTCTAGCTTATAGAAATCATGGGGATTGTCACTACATAATTGCCAACTTTCCGAATACTTCACGGGTTGCTTTTTATAAAGATACAAATCACCGTCTTTGTCTCTCGCTACATACATATTAGTCTCCTTTCTTTATTCCTCCAATAGTTTTAGCAGTGATTTTTTATACTCGTCTATTTCCTTAATAGCATCTTCTTGACCTGATTTTGCATCATTTATCATTAAATCTGCTACTCCCCCCATTATTTCATCCTTATGCCTATTCAGATATTTGATAAAGTATTCCTGCATCAAATCAGTATCCATATTTGCTATATCCGAATATGTGTCTCCACTTCCATAACTGCCAGAAAAAGAAGAATAACAAAGATTACTTATATTCATACTCTGAATACTCTCCCTTCTGCCAAATCCATCTGTATGCTTATCTATTCCACTATTGCTATGGCTTTGAAACTCTTCTCTGATTTTAGGGAGAGTTTCTTTAATAAACTTTTTCAGTTTTCTGCCAGTAGTGATTAACTTACTTAATTCTTTTGCTGTCATAATCAATCTTCTTTCTCCTTTAAGTCATTAATTGCAATATCGTTGCATTTACCGCATAGAAATTTATTACCTCCTGTAGTAACTACTAAATATATGTTATCATCGTTTATAAACTTTTTATTACAATTAAAACAAGTTCTTTGCACTTTCATACCATACGTTTCTCTTACTTCTCTAAATCTCCCAAACTTCATAAATGGTCGAGTTACTGCATTAGATACTTTATATACCTTTTTTGTTACCTTAGTTATTTCCATATCTAATCTCCTTTCTCTTTAATCCGTTCAAGCACATCCTTGTTGGCTTCGAGTATATCGTCAAAAGACGGAATAGGCATCCAGTGGGTTATATCCTTATCTTCAACCCAACCATTGGGGAGCCTCCACATGCCTTTGTTATATCCTTTATCTCTCCGCAGCCATCCTATGACATAATGCCGGATGGAGTTCTTATCATAAAGAAGAACTTCCTTGTTAGGCTCTGGCAAACGTTCTTTAACACTTACCCAAGGAGATTGCCTGGATTGCCATTCTGCACCTTGAACGAAATTCATCTCTCCAAACTTTGCCAAATCTTTACCGATCAAAGTTCTGTCAACTGTCCTGTGATTAAACAGGATATTTTCCCTTGCTGCTTCTTCTAATGTCTGTTTCATACTTTATGTTGTTTTATGTCAATTTATTATTGCTTTTTCTACCAATTCCTTAGAATATTTCTCAATCTTGTCTTGAGATAGCTTTCTGAATTCAGGAAAATTCGCACGCATCCAATTTCTTATTTGCATACCTTCCCTCAATCCTACAGGATGAAACGGAATGTGTTTTCTATTGAAATTCAACCTTAGGACGGGGAAAACGCATCCTTTCAAACCTTTCAAGTGTCGGAAGCACCTTAGGTTTTCTTCCCCAAGGTACTTTTTAAGTGCATCAATGTGTTGTTGAGTAATCATAGCTTCAATCCATCAGCGGTAGGTTCTATAACTGTTCCCGTTGAAGGGTCTTTACTTGATGGATAAGGATTATCAGTACCCAGTCGTTTCAAATCCATACCGAGCCACATAACAGCTTCTTGTAATTTTGTGATAGTAAGGCTACGTTCACGACTTACTGGAAGGTCTTTCACTTCTTGAATCTTAGCATCAATTTCTTGACGCAATCTTTTGTTTTCTACAACTTCTTGTTCAAATGTCATAATGTTTAAGGATTTTACAAAGCCCGTCCAAGGCTATTTAATTCGTTATTTTATCGTTTTACGGTTTTCTCTTAGTTCTTTTTCACTGACAATATTATTAGTTCTGTTACCAAGATTAGAAACAGTTGTTGTATTATTGGGCTTACAATACAAACACATTTGAGTAAAAGGTGAATATACTCTCCCACACTTCGGGCAAATCCATCCCTGCTGCCCGAACATTCCATTATACGGATTTACTGCACTTGATTCTGTTTTCATAATGATAGTTTTTTAATGTCATCCACTGATAGTTTGTCCTTACCTTTGGCATATTTAAAGAACCCTACTAAAGGACATACACATTCAGGAATAGTATAATCATCTGTTTCAGGTAATGTCACCAAGATACTAAGTCCTGTGCCATTAATATACTCACAAGAAACATAGTCATCAAAGTCGATATATCTTTGCGCCTCCTTAGCTATAATGTCACAATTCTTTCGATATTCATCATAGCTTTTGATAGTACTATTAATAATTTTATCTATATCCATACTTTATTTGTTTTTCGCAAATCCTTGATAATTCTTCAAGAACTTGCAAGGTTTTACTCTAATTGATTCGTATATACTTACCTGCGATATCTCAAGTTCTTAATATATCGGCATTATCTTCACCGAAAGCTATTAGGATACTGCCGCACCCGGGCGAGTCCCCACGAGTCCCATCCGGTCGAAAGAAGCGAATCCGGTTCCGTAGAAATTTCATAGCTGTTGCTTTTTCAAAGATGACATCTTGGAACATCTTACTATCGCACCGGTTGAATAGTAAAGCGATGCCGTTACCGTGTTCTGCCAGACGTTTAACGAACTGTTCAATAAGCGGACGGGAATAAGGAGGATTAAGCCAAACACGACCTGCCCAATCTTTAGTTAATCCGTCATGGTTCTTGTTGTACATTTGTGTAGCTGTTTGCCAAAGCGGTTTAACCGGAGCGCATGGATCTAAATCGAACTTTCCCAATGCGTCTATAATTTCTTTTGGCGTGTACCATTCATCGGTGGTATTAACCGATTTCTCAAAGGTTGTATTCATTGAAAATATTTTAATTAATTGTATCCATCAGGTGGTCCGCTATCGCATACACCACCAGGTAAAATAAGATGTTCACTCCGAGGAGAAGGAGGATGTTTAGGAGTATTCTCATCTGCGGGAAGATCCTTTCAATTCGATTACATTAAACATCTCTTTCACTCTATCAGCGATATAATCACCGTATTTGTTTCCAAACTCTGTATCAGGGTTCAAGTTGGTAGTAGCATGAGTTACAAATTCCCTTCTGACTTCATAACGAAGCTGGAGAATGGTTTGCACTACGTTAATACCTGTCCCATAGTGTTTAGAATCGACCGGTTCCCTCCCCAGTTCATCTATTGCTAGATTACACATACATTCCCTATCAGTATATTGAGCAATACCATTCATCCCTTTTTCGGCATATAATAAAGCTATCTCGATGGCACTAGAAAATTTAAAGCCTAATCTATCGTTGTTGCATCCATACCGGTAACGGTTTATCTTCCCTAGGTAGCGTTGAAGCCCCTTTATTAAGACTGATTTCCCAACTCCTAAAGGTCCCCATAAAAGCAAACCTTTTGAAGAATCTAATAGATTGCTTTTACACCAGACATAATTATACATCTCGGATAAAATATTTTTGTTACGTTCATCAACGATAAACCCCGGCTCTACCTCTTTCATGGAGTTTATAAACTCTTTTTTCCAAAAGCATTCTATCCGATCCTCTCCCCAATCTATATCCTTTCCATGAATATGATACCTAACCGAAGGAGATTGATTTAATTCCTGCTGACCTAATTTCACTACTGGTATTATCTCCCCGATTGTTCTGATTGTTTCCATACTTCTGTTTTAACCATTCTTGATAATCTCGTTCAGTTCCTGTAAATACGACTCCCGTCCAATCAGACTCAATTGCTCTTTCAATCTGCCGAATGGCAAACTCTTCTTCAAACTTGGAAAGTTTATCAAGCGAAAGCTGAAGAGCATAGTTAAGCTTCTTCTTCCATTTCGGAGTTTTACGGAGTGCTTCCCATGCTGACATAAAAGCCATAGAAGTGAAAGGGTAAACCAACGGAGTTTCATCCCCTTTTTCCTTTCGGGATTTCTTCTTTGGAGAGGGGGGAGTCTCACGCACGTGTGCGTGACTCTCTACGTTTATAGTTTTATTAATATCTATAATAGGTGTAATTTCAATATCATCAGTACCATTTACCGATGATATTACCGGAGTAGTATTTTTATCATCAGTATTTTCATCAGTACGTAGTACCGAAGAAATTACCGTATTATTTACTGATGATTGAGTATCTCCTATTTTGTTATCATCAGTATTTTCTCCGGTATTTTCATCAGTACCATTTACCGATGATATTACCGATGATTTAATATCATTACTTAGGTTTGTCTGAAAAGAATAATAGCATCCTACCCTCTTATCTCTACATGATTCGAAAGATATTAAACCTGCATCAGCAAGTATTTTGCGTGATTTTCGTAGTGTTTTATCCCATATATTCAATGAAGTACATAATACAGAACTACGAGCCTCAAACACCTCTTTCCAGCCCTTTTCATTGCAAATAGATATTAGTTCATAATATAATGCCTGATCTATTGCGGTGAGATAAGTATCATTTCTAATCTTCCGAAGCTTGGATATTAACTGATAACTATTCATAAACGAAAATATCTATTTGCTGCACATTCATCAAAAGACTTCACACGCTCTATTAGACGCTTTTGTTTACGTCTAAAGGATAGATCATTATCATACCTATTGTGACATTCCCGACACAATCCAACTATATTCAAGGGATTTGTATAGTGCTCGGGATACATGCTTTTGGGAACTAAATGTGCAGCATCTACAGCCGGTTTACCACATATAACACAATAGGAAGGAAGGTTTTCCTTAATCTTGGCTATTTCTCTGTTACGTTGTGCTTGTTTAGTACTAATCTGTTTCATATAAGTTATTTTAAAAATAGTTCCCGGATACCGAACCAACGGACACCGGGATTATTTATTTACCATGCTTCATTGCATGACAATCTTCACATAGCGTTTCAAGGCAATACAAGAACTCTAATTCATGACCTACAATAGAATATCCCGCAACTTCATAGACTTTATGATGAATCTCTAAATTGTAGGTTTTACCGCATACTTGGCAACGATGCCCGTCACGAATACGAACCTTTCGTTTTACTTCCTCCCAATAAGGATTATTCCTCAGACTATTCCGATACTTCGTCGGTCTCCCCTTCTTGTGCGACAGTCTCGTCATTTTCTTCCTCCTTTCTCCATGGACTTTCTTCTATTGGAGAACGATGTAATTCATGCCGTTGAATAGGTATAGATTCACCGGTTGATTCATCAACAAAATCCTCTATCCATTGCTCCAACCAAACATCATATCCATCTTCTTCCCATACCTCAACAATATTCTCACCCTCACCAAACTGACGAACATTTTTTCGTGTATCCTTGAAATCAACATTCGGAAGATCATAACCTAATTCCTTAAATGCTTCCTGGTTCTTTTCTCCAGAATTAAATAAGTCATTATATTCGTGTTTTGGAATTTCCTGAACCAATGCCAAACGGAAAGCGTCATTCACCCATGAATAATACAAATAATACCCCATAACAGGAATACGGAAGGTATCAATCATTTTTAGGGGATAATCTCTAACTCCTTTTTTAGCAAGATTAACAAGGTCCTTAAATTGGGTATGTAACGCTGAAATTTTCGCTTCAAACTCCTTCTTTTCATTATTGAATTTAGCTTTTAACGACTCTAATTGCGCTTCTAATTCCGGCATCTGTTCTTCCGCAATTTCACCGTAATTAGCACGAATAGTTGAGATTTCATAATCATCCATCACCCGATTGGCTATTACATCTTTTTCCTGAATGGCAATAAAGTTCTCCGCCAGTTTCTTTTTTATATCATCCATACATACACAATCGGGGAATATAATCTCTGGAAACTTTACTGTTGTTGGAAGTTTGAATTGAACTTCTTCTGGAGAGTAGTCTTTTAAATCAATCATTGTTTTTTATTTTAGTTAATCATACAATATCGTCAATAGCAACCGGATGAAGCATTTTCTTACTCCATTCCGGAAGTTGCATATCAATAATACCACGGGCACCTTCTTCCGCATTAGCATCATAGCCGGGGAACCACTTCTTTTCAAAGCAGTCCTTTACGATGGAAAGAGCATAGTGATATTTATACTTGCCATTTGCAAGATCATCAGGAGACCAGAATAGAACAGCAACATCAAAAGGCTCAACTGTCTGTAACATTATCATTATTGTTACATTAAAGTTTCGTCCTGTAATACTACTCATTACTTCTTGATACATTCCTTCTGAAAGCTCGTATTTAAGCTTCGCACAATCATAGTAGAACTTACCAAGATCATCGGCTCGTGTGGTCTTGAAGGAAATTACAGCATTTACACCAATATTTTCCTCTACATTAAAATAATCCGGCCTAACTCTAACATCTAACCCTGTTTCTTCATCCTTTCCATAAAAAGACACCTCTGAATAAGCCCCTTTCAATAATTGGGGGATAATACCACCACCATACCAATAATAGTTTCTCTCAAGAGCTTTTATTATCATACTCATATCTTCACTGATAAAGGAGTAACCTAGATCCAAACATTTCTGTTTTTTATAATCACGGTAATCTTTAAGATCGCTAAAGTTCCATCTTTCAGAGGGTATTTCTTCTTCGACATCTGGAACATAGTTCTTATCATTTGATAATAACTCGCTATAGAACTTAATCATTACTATTACACCGTCTTTGGAAGATTGGTTACATTTAGGTTCTACTTTGACAAGTTCAAATAAACGTGGTTCCAAGAATGCCATGTGGGCAAATGTGCCTAGTTGAAAGCAGGGCTTTTCTTTTTCCTCAAATACCCTTTCATAATCATAGTAAAATGAACGAGGAGTCTTGAGGGCATTTTTGAGGTTAGAAGAAGAAATATGCTTGCTTTTCAAATACATCTCCATTGGATCTCGCTTAACCAATCCGTTAACGCTTAATTCTTTCAAATCAATATTAACGGGTGGTTTGTGAAAATTTGAGTATATAAAATCAAGCATTTCTTCTTTGGTAGGATAATCTTCCAGATTATAGGCAGAAGGGTTGAGTTCTTCCCCTTCTGCAAATCCATTCAAGTCAAATGCTTCCATTAGCCGGCAACAGGTAAGTTTATAAGCAAGGGTTTGACAGACCAATTGTCTGACTGGAAATTATTTGTTTTATTCTTCCTTTTCCCCATGTACGTGATTTTAAGAGCAGTACCTTTTTTAAGAGAACCATTCTCAACATATTGCTCCAAGATACCGACTAATCTTCTGGAACCGTTAGTTATAGTTTGAACTGTTCCGTCCGCCTTTCTTTCTAAGAAGAAAGCACAATCTAAATCTATTAATTCATCCGGATTGGTAGCACTCAATACCTTTTGCGGTTTGATTTCTACAAAAAAGATTTTCTTGAATTCTCCAGCCTGTTCTGGAGACCAATAATTACCGCACAAGTCTATCGGAAGCTCTTGAGCGTCATCTAAAGAAGGAAGATTGTTTTTTGTCAAATCGGCTGTTTGAATCTCAAATACAGATTCTTTCTCTCTAATGGTTAATTCTTTTTCTTCTTTCATATCTTATATTATTTAAAGTGGTTTAAATTGCTCCCGGAGTGCCGATCAAGGAAAACCGGGAATAGATTACTCACATGGAATAACTTCACCATTGATTAACTTATAATAAGTATCAGGTTTTATAATTTCACCATCAACCCTTACAGCTTTAACTTCTTTAATCGGATACACATTGCCATCCCATTCCCCTCTTTCTGTAAGAACTATCCAACAACCGATACCTCCTTTAGCCTTGCTATCTTTTCCGGTTACTATGGCTATTGATTCTCTTCCGGTTACTTCTGCTGCTGAATAGTTTCCGGTGTTCGTTGCTGCTGATTGGTTTCCGGTGTTCGTTGCTGCTGAATAGTTTCCGGTGTTCGTTGCTG